TAATTTTGCAGACAAGACAGACGAAAGCGAAATACAAAAAGGGCCTTATCCACAACAAGTAATAGATGAAGCAAACGAAGATTTAGAAACTTTTGTAGATTTTTTAAAAGGAGAATCAGTTGAAGTTTTACGTCCTGATGCTACTGATTGCAACTATTATAATTATTGTCCTCGAGACTCAGTATTTGTACACGATAAACTAACACTTGCAACTCCTATGCCTATTAGAGCAAGAAAAGGAGAATGGAGAGCGTTTGAAAAACATTTAAATAATCCTCGCAATATTCGATGTTATCATGAAAGTAACTTATACAATACAGATTGTATTGGCAATAAAGATATACTTGCACTTACAGATTTTGAACCTGCGTTTGATGCCGCTAATATTATTCGTGCTAATGAAGATGTATTATATCTTGTAAGTAATAGCGGAAACGAATTAGGTGCAACACTGTTGCAAAATGCATTAGGTGACAGGGCAAAAGTACACTTACTAAAAGATGTTTACAGTTATATGCATATTGATAGTACTGTTGCTTTTTTACGTGAAGGATTATTACTTGCTAATCCAAGTAGAATAAAAAACAAAGAAGATTTGCCAGAACCTTTTAGAAGTTGGGATATATTATGGTGTCCAGATCCAGTAGACATCGGACATTATCCTGGTTGGTGTAATGCAAGTACATGGATAAACATGAATCTTTTTAGTGTAAATACTAAGTTAGTTGCACTTGAAAAACATCAAGAGCCACTACGTAAAGCCTTAGAAGCACAAGGTATTGAATGTGCTATGTTGCCAATGAGGCATCAACGAACACTTGGCGGTGGATTTCACTGCGTAACATTGGATATTGAGAGAAATGTGGCATAAAGGTTACCTCCCTAAAATATGGGGCGAAGGTTATAAAAGTTTTGATTATGTAAGACAACCTATTACAGGTGCAGAGTCTACTACTTGGCGTAAGCAAGGGTATACTCATAATACAACTACAGGCAAAATGTATGATAGCAGAAATCCTATGCCTGATTGGACTACTGGTGTTGCAAATTTAATTAATTTAAAAAATCCAGGATTTGTTTTTTATAGAATGGATACACTTGATATTATGCCAGAACACGTTGACCATTTTACTACTTACTGTAAAGTGTTTAATCAAGACCGTAAAAATGTTAGACGTGCTATTGTGTTTTTGGAAGATTGGAAGCCGGGACATTATTTCCAAATTGATAACTCTGCTATTGTAAATTATAAAGCAGGAGAATATGTATTATGGCATCCTGATGTTCCCCATGCCGCAAGTAACATAGGCATAGAACCAAGATATACTTTACAAATTACTGGCACTTATTAAAATGTTTAAGCAAGATATTTTCTGGGGCAATTTGCCTGTTAAAACTACAAAGTTAGGAGGAATGTTTACACAACTATTTGAACATTGGTATCCGGAAAATCCATTTATTATCTTTACTGGCACTAATAAAATAAACTTTGATAAATTTCCTCTAACTCCTAAATTAGTTAAAAAACTTAAAAAATTAGAAATATATCTTTATGAACCATTAAGTTTGTATGAAAAAGGTAAACAACATAATAGAGGATTTTTTAGTGAATTCAAAGGTGGGGAAACACTTCGTGCTGATGAATTAGATAGTATCGAAGAGTTTAGTAAAAGACTTAATGCTTCTATTACTGTTTATACTTGTAACTACAATGTACAAAAACATATTACAGATTATCCATTTGAACTAAAGTGTTTTGATATTTTCTTACGTAATCAATTTAATGGTGGTTCTATTACTGTAACAAATTCTATAGAAAAACGTTTTATTTGTCCTAATTGGCGTTACAGTAATCATAGAGAATTAATTATAAATCATATAAAAGACACGCCAGGTTACTATAGTTGGGCATTTAGTGATCCACCATTATCGATAGATGTTAAATTAAAAAGCATCAACTCTGATTTTAAAAAATGGCCAGAAGGAAATGTGTCAAGTCCCCAAGGTTTGCATGAATACTATTTGAAATCGTTTTGTGTAGTTGCTAATGAAACACGGTTTTACGAACCTACAGGAAATTTCAGCGAAAAAACAAATAATGCTATGATATATAAAAGGCCTTTTATTTGTGTTGCACCTCCGTTTACTTTAGAGTATATTAAAAAATTAGGTTTTAAAACATTTGATAAATGGTGGTCTGAAGAATACGATACTGAAACTAATCATGATAAAAGAATACAGATGATTTTCGATACATTAGATAGTATAAAAGAAAAAAGTATATACGATTTACAACTTATTTTAAATGATATGCAAGATGTATTAGATTGGAATCAAAATCTTGCTAATAAAATTTTTAAAAATAAAATTATACTTTAGATTGACAACTTAAATAAAATTCTTCCAATTCAGGAAACACTTCGGTCATTTTAATACCAGTACGACTATCATATTCATTAAACCAAGTATAGAAATTTTTATGCCCATTAAGTAACTTAGCATCGTCATAATTTGTTTTACGCATATAATCTACTACCCTACGAAATCGTTCGTATTCTAACAAACTAAATTTTGTTCTATCAGCATCATTAATATTTTCTGCTATAAATTTTAAATGCTTTTCCATATATGGCATAAAGGTATCTTTAGGCAATATATTCATATCAAATTGAATAGGGTCTCTAAGATATGGTGTATCAAATCTTATATTTTGCCATTGTGTTTTATTATTTTTATTGTACTTACTACGCCACTCGAGTATCTTTTTCAGTAATTTATCAAAACTTGTGACCGCAAATAAATTAAATGTAATCATAAATGTTACAGGGTATCCAAGATTTTTAAGATAATAATCAAGATTACGTTCCCATAGGCCTAAATCTAATCCCCTACGAGTATAACTTGCTCTTGGCCCCCAAGTATCAATGCTTGTATATAATTTGAAACTTCTAATACAATTTTTTTCTTTAAGTAGTTTAATTCTTTCAACAAGTTTTTGCACAAGTTTTTCTTTTACTCCCATATTACTATTAAGTTCGATTTGAATATGTGGTTTAGGATTTTGTTCAAGTTCGTCGAATAGCCTCCAAGTACTCTTATGCATTAAAGGTTCACCTCCCGTGATACGTAAGATATTAAGAGTCTTGGAGACTTCCGGCCACCACTTCCACCATGCATCAACATATGGATTTGTTTGTTCATCAAATAATTCAAGCCAGTCAATGTCGTTGCGATGCACAGTACTGTCTTTGTATGGTCCATGCTTTTTTATTTCGTTGAAATAACTTGTGCTAAATTTAGGATGGCAGTATCCACATTTAAAATTACATTCATTTGAAAAATTTACTTCTATATACTCAGGATTAATATCATAATCCCACGGGTTACTTTTAATTTCTTCTATACGTTCGGGTTTATATATACTTGCAGTTTTGATGTGTCGATCACTAATATAATCTTTACCCATACATTCAATGTTCCAACAATATTGACACCCGCTCGGCTTTTCCCCTTCAAGCATTTGCTTACGCTCTTGTTTCTTCTGAGGCGTATTATGAAGTTGACTTGGATTATCAATTAATCCTTCAAGTGGAATTTTGTGAGGTGCTGGATGATAACAACTGTGTGTTTCACCTGTTTGCAAATATATAGTTACATGATGCCATTTAGCCAAGCAGAATGTAGGAGATATCTTATCAATCTCCGGCATTATTTTTTTAATTTGATCTACTTCACTCATTTACGTCTTATAACTCTATCACTATTAATGTAAACAGTTTTAAAGAATTCACTTTGTAATTTATCAAAGGGAATAACAGCAATTGGTATATCTAATTCGTTAATCAATTTTTTGCCTAACTCCTTACATTCTTCAGACACGTTTATGTCTTTATGTTGTTCCCACAAACTATTTAAATATGTAAAATCTCTTGTTTGTGTGTGATCCCATTCAGTTAGTAAATTCATATAAGTTCCAAGTCTTGCACCGTAGACTGCCCATATGCCGTTTGGAATATCACAACCTACCATTTGCCAAATATAAAGTCTATGTCTGTTTTGCCACCACAAGGTGTTTATATCTTCAATTGGTTTTCCTCTATCCAAACTCATTTTAACACCTTCACGAAAACCTGCTCTCCATGCTTGTTGAGGTGTAGATGTAATAATGCTGGTTGAATAATTGTCATTAAGTTGATAATAGTTGTCAAAATAACAAAACTCAATACTTGTTTCATTACTACCGTCTGTGTTTTCATGAGTTTTCATATTTTTAACAAACTCTTTAGTCCACATTTTTAAACTACCATTGCCGTACATAAGTCCATTAGCATTAATTTTTCCACACCAACTAAATTGATAGTCGTCGTCTACTCCTAATTTGTCTAAATCTAAAGAGACTTGCATAAATTTAGGATCAACAATAGTATCTCCATCTACTGTAACAAAATGTTTTGTGTCTGATAAATCAGCACAGGCTTTGTGTGCCGCATCTGATCCTTCTACACCGTGTACACGCTTTGCCCACGGGATCTTACGTTGTAGATCTGCCCAATTTTCTTCAGCATTAGGCTCGTCATAACTTAAAAAGATGATATCTACATCTTGAATTTTAATTATCGACAATTTCTACTCCATAACTATTAAACATTTTGTTTGTATATACGTCAAAGTCTATTATAGCATCACTATCATCAAAATGCAAGACTAAATTGTCACTTGCTAAATTAAATTGCAAAGAACGATATAATACATATGGGTCGTTCTTTTTAACAATACTAAAATTTTTGATAGTGTTTAATGTTACATTATTTGATTTAAGTGTTTTGGTAAATAATTCACCAAATTTAATCTGCCATTGGCCTTTAGAATAATTTTTTACCAAAATAATATCTGCATCTCTGTTATTCTGTAGTTTGTACAAACTATTATTAACATTGTATTCATAATGTGTTTCATCGTAGATGTTTTTTAATTCGTACAGTAAAGATGTAGTATTGAATAATACATTATAATGCTTAAATTTTTCTCTTCCAGATGCCAACCCTTCTACATCTTTAAAATCTACTTCAATATAGTTTTTAGACTGGGGATAACTTGTCAATGTTAGAACATTGCCAGTTTTCGGGTCAAACTCTACATACGTAGAAACATCATCTTTAATAACTTTGTTCATCAGTTGCCTTATAAAAGTCAGAAATGTCTACGTCCATATTCCAACTTATAATTGTTTTTATTTCTTTTGTTTGATTTATAGGTGCTCGGTGTACAGTCCAACTTGGAAATGTAATTATATCTCCTTCTTGAACATTGAAGTTGTGTGCATTACCTGTTACAGGATCAATCCATTGCGTTACCGGAGTTTCTCCAGGTAAATCTAAAAAATACACACTTGTAAAATTGCACCCATGAACATGCCAACTGTGTTTACCACCTGTTGCATACTGTTGAAACCATATTTCATGTATTGTGAATGTTTCATATTTGAACTGTTTCATCCAGTTCTTAAGATGTTCATTCAAATCAAATTGTAAAACTTTTAACCATTCTCTATTTGGGTCGAATCTTCCAGGTCCCCAGTCACAACGTGTAATATCATTATTAGGGCCAAAGATTTTTTCTACAAGTGTAGTATTATTAATAGCATCTAATAACTCTTTTTTCTTAGAGTCATGTGCTTGAAATTTTTCAGGTTTAACTGGAAATTGTATAATTGAATCTGTCATAAAATTTCTCCGTAAAATCTTTTTCAGTATAATGAAAAACTGTGTTTTGTAAATGTCCGCCAACACGCATTTGTTTTTTATCGTTTACAAAGCAACTAATCCTGTCTTGCCATTTTTTAGTTTGCGTTTTCCATGGTTGAGCATAAGGTTTCATATGAACAAAATTAGGAAAAGGTGTAACAGCATTAGTTACTTTATCTTCGACTCCTAAAACTCTAATAGTAATTGCTGTGCATACATCTACACTTAAAAATTTTTGCATTTTCTTAGGAGCATATTTTTCATAATAGTATTCCCAGTTTTTCATTACTTCTTCTAAGCAAGTATAAAATTTTTTAGCAAAGTCTGACTTCTTGAAATAATGTAGTGCTACATATGTATCTGGTAAATTATTCTGTTCAAACATTTTCCTATAATATGTTGCATTAAGTTTACATTGTTTATAATCAGTTACTTTAGTGGTATAGAATACTTCATAGTTTTTCATTAAGTTCCACCAATGTGTTAGATTATTGCACACTATCATGTCTGTATCTAAGACAAAAGTTTCATTATATGGACAAGCATGGTAAATCTTCCAACGATTTTGGACTTTCCATTTATGTTCTTCTGCTTTATCTTCCCACGGTATAGGTACAATGTCGTCAAATAAGTTTTCTTTAATCCACTCGTTATCTTCATTTGTAATTAAACAAATTTTACTATCTGGATTTGTGTTACGAATACTCATTGCCAACAACTCTGCCTGACGAATATAGTTATCTTGTCCGTTGTTTTGTGCAAGAACTGTAAAATTAGGCATTAGCAATCTCTCTACTTAAACTAAATTTATTCATAATGTGTAAGTTTGTATCTTTAGATTTTAATAAAGTATATTCACCTGTTCTATTTTGTTTTTCAACTAACATAGTTAATTCATTATTATCAATCTTATGCAATATATCTTTTGCAGTTGAATAAATCATCTTACCTGGCAACTCTTTGACATTACCCATAATATGAGCCGCTATACTAAATGCATAGTCATTCCTAAAAACTGTGCTTGTAATTTGATATAAGTTCCTATAGTGTTGATAATTATTTTTAATATGTTTTATGACATCAAAGAATGCTTTATTTTCCGGATCTTTTGTAAAATATACACAAGTTGCCCAGTAGAATTTGATGCTGGTTTCACTGATGTAAGAAAATTCTGATGCATCACGCCAACCTGATACATCTAAAGACTTGCTATACATCATAAGTTTATTAGAACTTTCAAATACTTTGCTTAAGATGTTGTTTGATATAATGTAATCTGTATCAAGAATTAGTGTTTGTTGATATGGTGTTAGATCATATGCATCGCTTCTGGTAAAATTCTTAAAGTCTAATACCTTTTTTGATAGAGATCCATCGAAATATGTTTTTTTATTTTTTTGTTCTACTGCATGACCATAAATGTCATCAAATACTTCAAGACCGTTATAGTGTTTTACTACTCTTTGAACATCATCAGTAACAAGAGTAGTAGGTAAATTCATATATTGCTTTATACGACCTGCTAAGAAACAAGCCTGGGCAACATAGTCTATTTGTTCATTGTTAAATGCAAATAATAAAACACCGCGTGTCATTTTACCAAACCGTCAACTGATCTACTTTTTTGTAATTTCTTATATTCTGTGTAGTATTCATTCGACGCTGTAAAGTATTTGTCAGTAATATCTTCTAAAAACTCATTAACTTGTATTTCAATAGGAATATTATTATCATCAACAAGTACAGATGTTTCTTGACCTGTTTGTTGTAACATGTAAACAAAGTTTATTAATTCTTTTGTAAGTGTAAATTGGCCGCCAGCATAGAAATGAATAGTGTCTGTTACGAACTTTTCTTGTAACATACGTTTTTGATTTTCAAGAGTAGCAGTGTAATTGCCAAACTCTAAGGCTTTTGATAACTTTTCGTCCATAGTAATATTTACTATGTTAAGTGTTACTGTAAGTTATTTGTGGTTGCGAATGTTGGAGAAGTAAGAGATACTCTTGTGCCTGTAGGCAATCTTTCACCTACAATACTGTCCAAAGTACCAGTTACTGATTCATCAACTGGATTAATAGCACCGTCTTGGTTTGCATCGTCAGTATCATCACCAATATCGTCATCTCTAAATTGTATTCTAAACTGAATAACATTAGTGCTATTTTCTTTTGCGGCAATATTGTAATCGTTCTCTGCATAAACTCCAGTACCGTCTTTTTGAAACACTGTTTGATAATCTGCGGTTAAATCAAAATTACCAATTCCTAAATCTGTTCCTGGTGCAGAACCATCTGATGCACAACCATTTGATTTAAACTTTGCTGTACCCATTGCAGATAACAAATTATTCCAATCGTTATTTTTACCGTTTGAAGCCGCTGGATCTAAATCAGCAGTGAATCTAATTTCACCACCAGCATTAAAAAAGTGTCTACGTGCATCTGCATTAGGCCATGTTACTGTTATAACATGATCTACCGTACCTGCCCAAGAATCAGTTCTTGTTGAACTTGTTTTAAGTGCTGTGATTGTACTCTGTGAAGTGTCGGCAGTATAAATTACATCTTTGTTTGTTTCAACCAGTGTTGCCATATCTTCATACTGTATTACACCTCTATTAGTACCTGTGTCAGTGCCATCTTCTTCAATTACTTGTCCTGCTGACACTGTTGCCAGTGAATTAGGAATACTACCAACTTGATGTACTCTTGCATTGATAAGATCTGTATACAAGTCTGACATGTGTTGCGAATCAATTACAGTTTCAGCCGCTACCTGCGAACTAACAAGTGTTTGTCCATAACCAAATTGACCGCTTCCGTTACCTAAAACATTTGCTACTTTTGCTTGTAAATCGTTGTATCTTGCCGCTGTGATAATCGCCATTTATTAAATCCTTTTCTTATACTTTCAAGAATGTTTCCACTAACTTTTCTTCGTGTCTATCGTTAGACTCTAATGCAATACCTACTAATTCGCCTTCATTTGCTTTTTGTGCTGTACCATTAGCGCCTACATAAAGTTTGTCGCCTTTGTTAACTGGTCCTATGACTCTTACCGGCACACGACCTTTAAGTGCAACTGCTTGTCCTTCAGACTCTGCATTCATTAAGTATGCAGGCTTTGCACTAATAACACCTATTGGCATTCCTGTCATCGGGCACCAAGTCGCTTCATTATCTTCGTCTGTACCAATTGTCATAATTGTACCTACCGGATATTGATCATCTGTTGTATATTTTTCTGCTAAGTCAGCATATCTTGCTGTAGTTGCAGTACCATTAAACAAATTAGCATTTATATTACCCGAACTATCTCTTACTGCAACAGTATCGTTAGTTGCTGAAGTACTTGCAGTTCTATTGTTCGATCCAACAACTAAAGCATTTGCCGCCGTTGCTGTACCGTTGAATAGAGTTGCATAAACTTCTTTGAATTTATTTGCACTTGTACCGATATCAAATGTATTGTTAGCACCAGGAACGATACCTTCTGCTTTAATTTGCACAGGTTCTGTTGATTGTGCTTGTGCATTATCAACTTTGAATCTAATTACAGTTCCTACTTCATTTGAAATAACTGCTTGAGTTCCGTTTTCAATTGATACACGTAAATCATTTGAATCACCTACGGTAAATCCTGCATCACTAAATCTAACAATTTCTGAAAATGTTGATTCTTGTCCTGGAATACTTACTACATATTCACTTGCTGATCTGCCGCCTAATTTTTCTGAGTTAGTTGCAGTACCCCAAAACCTATGAGCAGTTGATGTTACACCTTGCTGTGCATTAGTTGTATTTTTTAGGGTCATACCTTGGTGAATGACATCAAACCCAGTTATGGCATTGTCGGGGTCGCTTGAGTCAATTGTAAAGTCTGACGCTGAGAGTACTATAACTACTTCATCGTTAATTGTACCTTTGATCACTGTTCTTTGAACATTACTGATATCTCTAATTGAATCTGTTACAAATGATGTTACTGTATCACCTTGTGATTGTGGACCAATTAAAACAAATCCTGCTCCGGTGTTTGCATACAGTTGATTGTTTGCATTATCCCACCAAAAATCACCTTCAGTTAACCCTGACGGTTGACTTGCACTTACTTCTGCTCCACCAGTTGTTCTAAATTTTGTACCGTCATAAAATTTTAGTTTGCTTGTGCCCGAATCAAACCAAATTTGACCTCTAATTGCTCTGGATGGTGCGTTAGCACTTGAAAAGTTTTCAAGTATATGAACGAAATTTTCGTTCTGGATTTCACCGTATCCAGCATAGTTTTTACCAACAAGTTTTACATCAGTAGTTTGATCGACTGTACCGTCTTCTACTACTGCAATCTGTGACCCATCAGTTCTATTAATAATATATGCCATAGTTAATAACCCCTTTATTGTATGTATTTATCGTTATACGGCAGAACTCGCTCCGCTTGTATAAGTCCAAGACCCTCCTGTTACAGTACAAGTAAGGACATATCTGTTTACTGTTAGTGTTACAGAACCGTTAACATCTGTAAATTCAACATCTTTTAATACATCTTCGTTTTCTTGTCCAGTTTCTGTTACTCTATTTGTGCTACCACTCGAAGCATCGTATGCAAAAGCACCGTCTGTGCTTGTATCAGCAGATACTTCGATTTGTGTTGAACTAACAATTCGTTCAATATTCCATGTTCCATTTAAATTAGCCCATGCAGTTCCTGTGTTGTATGTTGCTCCTGAAATAATAACATTACGTCCAGCATCATACCCATGCACTGCATCTAATGTTAAAATTGTAGTTGCACCAGTTGTTACGCTGGTTATAGATCTTGTTGCAACTGTTACAGTTTTATCAACAGATACTGTGCTTTCTTCAAGAGCCGCGTTTAAATCTGCCGCGGCGAATGTTGCACTTGCACCAGTTTGTTCTGTGCCATGAATTTTAGCAATAGATCCGTTCTTTTTTGTGGATGCCGGGACAATTTCCTCAAGTAAAGTTTGAATATTTGCGGCAAACGTTGCACCACCATTCTGAACTGGATCATATCCCAGCCCTGTGATGTTAAGTGCTAATACAATACCTTCTCCATCAATAGCATCGTCGACATATTGTTTACTTGCGGCATCTGTTGAATTTACTGGAGTACCTAATCCTGTGATTCTATTTGAGTTTTGTACTTCAATTACACCCGATGTACTTTCAATTTGTAAATTACCTACAGTCGAAGAAATTTTCTGTGCATCAATATTCACATTGTCAACATTAAGTCCTGTTAAAGTTCCTATAGTTTGTAAATCAGGAGCACTTGTGATATAACTGAGTGCTGTTCCACTTAAGACTGTATTTCCATTTAGTTTATAACCTTGTGTACTATCATAATAGACATTTGCTGTCCATGCATTAGATGTAGATAGCCAATTGAATGTTTTGTCACCATCACTTGAAACCAGTGTTAATCCGCCACCGTTTATTTCTGCATCTGGTTGTGCAGGATCTGCAAATCCAAGTTGCATATTTTTATCAGAAATTCTTACTTCTTCAACATCTGTTTGAAAGGTAGTTCCAGCAATAGTCATATTGCCTTGAACTCTCATGTCACCGCCAACATCTAAAGCAAATTGCGGATCACTTTCAAAAATACCAAGGTGCGAATCTAAAGTGTTAATTTTGATTGCCGCTACTGCGCCAGTTGATTTTCGTACTTTAAATTCTAAATTTCTATCACGCACTTGATTTTCAAAAATTGTATGATTTGCAACAATTTTTAAAACAATATTATCTTCTGGTCCTACTGTGATACCGCCATTGTTAATAGTAGTAATAGTTCCGTTGGTTACACCATTAGCATCTGTTGGTAAAAACTGTGAAGCATTTTTCTTAACGCCTTGAGCATTAATAATAGTATCAGCAGACGTTGCAGTGCCGTGGAATTTAAAGTCATCGTCAAGGACTGTGATACCTTTTTGTACTGTACCTGTAATTCCATTGATCGGATTACTTTCATCTGGAGTAAATGCAATTCTTGAAATTACTGCTTCGGTTTGTCCGCCTACATTTAAGTTAACAAGTGTTCTATTTGTTTGAGTTGTATCAAGCACTGTTTCTGTTGAAAATCCTGATAGTCCTTCTGAACTTGCATACTGCGGACCAACCAGTACTAAGTCAGTACCATCATAAAAATATAGTTTGTTATTTTGATTGTCAATCCATAAATCACCTGCAACAAGTTGAGGTTGTGTAGGACTAACAATAGGACCACCCGCACTTTTAAAAGTACTACCGTTCCAAATTTTTAATCTTGCTTCACTGCTATCGTACCATAGTTGTCCTGTTAACGGATTTGCTGGTGCTTGAGTATTTGAAAAATTTTCTAACATCTTAACGAAGTTTTCGTTAATGCTTTCACCAAATCCAGAATAATTTCTACCAATCAGCGATATGTCAGTTGTTTGTGTATTAAGTTGTCCGTCAACTAATTCTACTAACAAGTCTCCGTTAGTTTTGTTAATCTGATATGCCATTAGTTTGCCCCCGTGTAGATTATGTAATTAACAGCCAAGTATGGGTTCATAACATCAAAGTTTTGACCAACCGGTGTGTTGTTTACAACACCTCCTGAGAATGGAAATTTTTGACCTGCATTACTTCCTGTTGGTGCATCTGCTACAGTAGCATCTGAATCAACTGGTGTGCCTTGAACGTCTCTTGTTGCATAATATTGTGTACCACTTGGTCCACGTAAATCGTGTTCGTGTTCTGGTAAGTTTTCAACTTCAATTAATTTTTTATCAACACCTGCTGTACCGCCAAGGGTATCAGCGTTTTCATTTGTAACTCTGTTTGCTGATCCTTGTGTAGTACCCATATTATCCATACCTAATGGAAATCTTCCACGTAAATCTGGTAATGCAAATTTACCAATTGTTGGATTTGCTTTATATCTTGTACCAATAATAAGATGTAGATCTGTATAATCAACAATGAATACCTCTCTACCATCGCAAGGTAACCAGCCTGCTAACTTTAATTCTTGTTCTCTTGCTGTTGTCATTTCGCCTGCATATGGTGTAATAATACCAATTGGATTAACCGGTAATGATGCAAATAAATTACTTCTTGAAATTTTCTTAACACCTGTACCGCTTCCATTTTCGTCATTGACTCTATTGATTAAGATTTCGTCATCAAACCTTGACGTTGGTACTGCTTGTTTATTTGTAATAAATGTACTGTTAACTGTTATATCAAAGTTTTTAACAAGAGTAGTTTCTCCTGGAGCAGTATATTGTCCGTCATAAATTACATCTGGTGCTGTTACATCTCCAGTTACTCTAAATGTAGTTCTACTTGCAAGTTTGTCTGAACTTCCCGAACGTCCTGTAACAGTTCCAGTAACGTTACCTACTAAGTTTGCTCTTACTGTATTTGCATTAATTTCAGCAAATTTTAATACTGTACTACCAATGTTAACTGAATTTGTTGTATCTGGTAAAATTGTTCCACCAAACGTACTATCACCGCCTACCTCTAATTGGTTTCCGATTCTTGCACTTTTAGCAACACCAAGTCCGCCTTTTGTTATGATAGAACCTGTACCAGTATTAACTGCTTCTGCGATTCCATTAATAACAATATTGTTAGAAACAATAGCATTACCGGTTACATCTAAGGCTTCTTGAGGTGATAAGTTGTTGATACCAACTTTTTGTGTTGAATCAATTCTTAGTACCGGTTGTAAGTTTCCTGCATTGTTTATACGCAGGTCAATATTTGCACCTGACGTGTTATTTGAAATAATGGCATTTTGTCCTTCAATACCAATTTGTAAAGTAGCATCACTACCAATTGATACACCTGAGTTGTTTCTAACTGTTAATGCTTGACTTGAAACTGAAGGTTTGTCGCCTCTTAAGAAGTTTGATGCAGGAACAGGTTCTGTTTCGCCTGGAATGATTAATGCTTCTGCTTTTTCTGCAACACCAAAATATTTTGAAATACCTGAGCCTGTAATATCTGCACTACTCATATTGAAACCAGGTTTAATTGTTGTAAATCCTGTAATAGTTGATTTAGGTGTAAATGCACTTGTAGCATAAATTGCTAATACTTTGCCGCCAATCTCAACTTGTAGTGCTGTGTAATTTACGTTGTTAGTTCCAGTAAGTGTTGTTGGTCTAACACCTGCCGCCAGTCCATCGCTAAATTCCGGACCTACAAGAATCCAACCCGAACCAGTAAACAAATATAGTTGCTGATTGTCTGTATCGGTCCATAGGTCACCTGCTACTGAATTAGCAACATCTGGTGCTGATTCGCCTCGTTTTAATCCGCCGGCTTCAATCCAGTTAGTGCCATCATAAAGTTTAAGTAAATTAACACCAATAGAGGTATCATACCACAATTGGCCTTCAATAGGTCTTGCTGGTGCTGAATTATTTGCAAAATTTTCTAATAATTGTAAAAGGTTCTGACCAATTAGTGTACCGTAATCCGTTGTGAATCTTCCCGGAATTCTTAACGAAGTAGTAGTATCAACTGTATTATCTTCAATGACAATACTACCTTTGTTAGTTATGTCTGTGTAATTAATAGTATATGCCATTTAATTACCCCTCGTTAAAACCGGTTAATGATTGTACTCTAACTGTATAGTCAATTTGAATTAATCTGTTTAAACTTTTTTGTACCGGGTGGAAAATTACGTGTGTTAGTAATCTACCTGTTCCAGTTGGACTGTAACTTACAAGACCTAATTCATCAAACACATATTGACTCTCGGTGCTTGTTGCTGTATCATTTGCTTCTTGTCCATTTGGTTCACCGTAATCAAGTAAACATTGCACAATAATATCTGTGTAATTTGTACCAGTAACATGTCTTGTTTCAATTTTGTTTCTGTTAGGGTCAACATTGTTGACTGACTGATCGTCTACAATTTTCTTATATGTTTCGTTGTATAAACTTGCATTTGTACCTGTTGAATTTGGAGTTAGGTATGTAATAATGCCTGTAGGATCAACGCTTGTACCACCGTTTCCAAATGCCATTTCGTATACAAATCCTTGCCCTGCATTAGCAAGGGATTCAGCAAGTGCTATACTCATATTCTCATAATGAATTGCATTGCGTTTATCAATGATTACTTCTTTAGTTTCAGGGTCAGATATCTTAATGTGTCCCTGTACTAATACTCCGTTTTTGTCTAATAAGTTGTCTGTCATTTTGTTATCCTACATTGTATTTATTTAGGTAAGTCAACCTCTTCCGCTCTTAAGAACTGTGCGATTGCATTTTCCGTCTTACCTAAGGTTTTTCCTGGTTCATTCCAAATTTTACCAATTTTTCTAACGATAGTAATGCGTACACCGTCTGCTGGAGCAGTAGTAATAGTTAGTATATTTGGCGAACTAATACTAAACTCTGCTGGTGCTGTTACATCACCTTCTGGGGAATCTTGATCTACTGTTGGGTCAAACGTTAAAATTGCTGTTTTTCTTAATCGTCTGCCGCCTACAAATACCTCAAATTCATTAACACTATCTGGTTCCCAGTCCAGATTAAACGTTTTTGTACATCCATCACCGTTATAAGTGTTTACTAAAGTTTGATCTTGGTACGGAACTGTTTGTTGGAATCCTTGATCAAATAACTGATCTCCAACATTATGTATCTCTTTAACTCCAGTACCCATTGTACCTCTACGAAGTTGTTGTAAACTATTACCATCTTTTACAAAATACTCAATACGCTCACCATTAATAAACAATACACCCGGTGTATTACTTTCTTTTTCAGGTACAAACATCTTAGATGCATCATCTACAATTATTTCTTTGTCAAAAATCTTGAGATCTTTTGCTAATCTGTAACTATTACTATCACCCAAGCGTTTGTATACAGTTCTATTAAGCATATCTTTAAATTGTCTGTAACCAAATTTAGAAACTGTTGGTCCGTCTTCTGCAAACTGGATTAACTCAATTACGTCGTTTGCATCTAATGGTTGTGCCATTCTAACAAAAAGTTTGTCATTGGTTACTTTATAATCAACACTTGGGGTTTGTAATTTTCCATTAAGAATAACCCAAACATATTCGGCATCGATTGTTGGACGTTGCAATCTAATTAATCCTGCAAGTAGATGATTGTACTCAATATCACCAGCACTTTCAAATTGTACTGTTGTTCTGGTAACTATGTCATAGTTTTTACGATCAATTTGTTGAATATCGTGATTACTAAAATGTGTTACGCTAATCAACGTATTTTCTGTAGGTACTGTATCTAATGTTAATGTGTTTCCACTAACCGTGTACTCCCCGTCTGTGGTTACAAATATTTCAAGTTTATCACCTTGCTGGGCAACGTTCTCAAAAATTTCTACGCTTGAATTTGCTGGACGGAAAATAAAGTCTGAAGTATATGTTAATTGTCTACCGTTGAGTAATACGATAATATCATCAGCACCTAATGTACCGCCAGGCTGTTGCCAGTTACGTAGTTGATATTCTATTCTATTATCAATAGTAAATTTTTCATTGTAACCTGCATTAAGAATGTTGTCACCAACTTTTACAATCAAGTTATGACTTGCAGGTAAACTACTAAACGGAGTAATGCTTAATTCATAACTTGCACTGCTTCCATCTGCAACTAAGTTGTCTGTTTTAATTTCACTAAATGTCTGTGCTTCACTTGCATAAATTGCGTAGTTAATGACAGCATTGTCTGTTGGTGGTGCACCAAAACTAATAACTGTTTTATTTGCAGTATCATAAGAACTATCTGTAGTTTCTAATATGTAGTTTACTTTTTCACCATTTACTGTTACAATGCTTGATAAATTTTCTTTCCAATCAACTTGTGTAACAAATTGTAGTGTTGATCCGTCGCCATCAAATGTATCCATATCAAGGATACCTTCACCGTTGCCACTCATTGTAACAATGTTTATACGTGAATTATTTGCAGGTGCTGTTGTAAATGTTAGTTCTTTGTTTTTATAATTAACAGTATAATCAGAAACAATAACATTGTTAACCTTAACAAAAATTGCATCGTTAGTTTGAGGTAATCCAGTAAACTTGTAAGTTGTTGCTGTTCCGTTTGCAACATAGGAAACACTTTCAATAATACTTCCGCCTTCTCCTACTCTATCGTACACTTTAATATCTAATGTATCTAAAACTTGTCCTGGAACTAATTCTTCTGGTCCTTTTGAAGTTGTAGGTGTTACGAATCCGTCACCGTCGATATTAATATCTTCTGGATTCAATCCTGTTGCTGTTGAATAAGCAAGATCGCCACCGGTTACAATAGTATCGTATGCTCTTGGATCAGGAATAAATGATCCGTCTGATGTATTTTTACGAATTACAATTACATCTCCACTTTGTGTCGAAACAACTTCTTCGTCAAATTTAATAACTGTTGATTCTACTTCTGTGCCATCGTCGGTTAAAATAAATCCTGTTTGTCCTGCACCAATAATACTTGGGATTAATGCGTCTGGATTTGTAGGATTACTTGGGTAGTTTGGATCGTCAATTCTTGTGCCATTCTTGTAAACGTTGTAAGTAATACCTGTTTCAAGTGGTTGAGCAAAATCATATACTTTTGTACTGTCGTCACCTAATCTAAATACCTCATCTTCATATGTGTTATCGTATGTGTCATACGCAGACGTAAACCATTCGTCGGCATCCCAACCAGAACCTCCACCAAAGTTAAAACTCTTGACTTGAACACCACCATAATCAATACCATCTAATAACTGACCTAAATCATTAGCAATCATTCCTGTTTGTGGATTATAAAACAAATTAATTCTATCTGCGGCAGTTAGTAGAGATATATCCTTTTTATACTCAATTTTGATATTAAGATTGTTAGCAGGCGGAGTATCAAACGTGATTTGTGCTATTTTTCTTTTATGGGTTCTACCTACACTATCTTCTATATTTTCAATAGTATATCTACTTGGTAGAATTTCTAAATCACCCACTGTAATCTTTATTTTATCTGTTCTAACATCTGCAGGCCACTTTAATTTATATGTAAATTTGCTTCCCGATCCTACAAAGTTTTCTATTTCATCAAGTGTAGTAATAAAGAATGTACCTGTAACCCTATCAAACTTAACATTCATATGTGTTGTTCTTAGATTTGTATTACCGATTACCGAACTTACTTTTGCAACTCTGCCGCCGTCTGCTGTTGAACCATTTAGCACAACTGATGGTGCACCCAAGTATCCTGTTCCAGGATTATCAATTTTTATTTCAGTAATTTTACCTCCGCCGACGTATGCTGTTGCTTTTGCTCCAGTGCCGCCGCCACCTACAAATTCTACACCTGGTGCGTTTTCATAGCCACTACCTGCATCAGCAATATTAATTCCTGTAATTTGATAACTTGCATTATCTAACCAATGTTTGAATGGATAAGAATTAATTACATTACTTGCTACTTTTAATTCATTATTCTGTACTACAACATTTTGCGGTAAAATTCTTCCTGCTTGTTCGTCATATACTGCTGGTAAATCGAAATCTGTAACCATTGTTTGAGAGTTATCAGTACCCTCGTATGTGCTGAGATATTCTCTAATTTTTGTTTTATAAGGTTTAACCTCATTTGTATATGCTTCATAACTTTCTAAGAAATCATTATTAAACGTAACATCTTTTCTTAATGCACCAATATTGTGTTTTGCTTTTACAAACGAAGTTTTAAACATCCAATCAACAAACGGTTGTTCTGCTAATACATAACGCATTTGTGCAAAAAATAGTTCGTTGTAATGAACTGCTAAATTATCAATTAAAATTTTATCTCTTAATGTTTCAAGAATAATTCTTAATTCGTCAACTGGTTGTAAATCAAATGCATTGTCGTCATATCCAAAACTATCAAAACCTACTGTCTCGTTTGAATAGTCGTAAATAGATTTTGATAATTGTATAGTAGCGTTTTGTCTACCAATAGTTTCATAATTTACTGTGTAATCAACGTTTGCTTGATCGTCAATCTTTCTAAGTAACAACCAGCCTCCTGATCCTACAGAATTAATTTTAACAATATCTCCAAATGTATCGGCTAATGATTCTAATTCATATGTTTCGTCAATTATATAATCTGCTTTTGTTAAATTGTTATATCCTGTAGTATACCAATCTGCATAATTCCAATAAGGTTGTACATCGTATCTTTGACTTGCCACTCTGTTCCACGGATTTATTCCGCCTTGGTATTCATAAAGTGACCATTTGTTTGCAAAACTTGCATCAACAGTAGTAAGGACTGTAAAGTTTCTTACTGTTATTGTGTCGCTTTGCTGATAATTTGTACCCGAATTTACTATTGATGCACTTGTGACTGCGCCTACATTGTTGATTTCTAATCGAACTTCAGCACCTTCGCCTGTGGCGCTATTAATTTTTATTGTAGGAACAGTTTTGTATCCTCTGCCCGGATTAGTAATATCAACTCTTAGAATTTTGCCATCTTGTATTGTAGCAGACAATGTTGCACGTCGAACTCTACCTACAGCAACAAATTCTAATTCTGCATTAGAATCAATTTGAACATCATATCTTCTTGATGCTACTGTTGGAATTGGATCATTACTTGTAAGATCACTTAAATCAAAATCATCAATTATAATATTTTTGATTAAAACACTGTTGACTCGTTCAACTAATTGTTTTAGGGCTTCTACTCTGTTAACAAACATTGTTTGTCTTGGTGTATTTAAAATACCATAGCGTTCTTTTTCGCCTAAGAATCTATCTGGAACTTCTCTACCTTGTTCGTCATATCCAATTAAACTATCATACCATTTGCGTTCAAAGTCGGATTTAGGAACACTTGTTTCTAACCCATCTGTAATTATTCTGTACTGATTGTGAATATTTTTTTCAATATTACCAATAGTCCAATAACTAAATTTAAGTACTGTAGATAGACCTTTAATTGTGCTTTCTAAATTGTGTGCAGTCCATTCATTGTTACTAAGTAAAGAAATATACTTGTAACCTTGTGCAGAAGGATCTCTAATTAATTCTTGTACATCAGAACTACTAATTGTTCTGCCTGGTACATCTGGTACTGTTTTTTTATTACGTACCCAGAAGTAATAATATGTAGTAAACTTTTGTGCAGGTTCATCGTATATGCGTTTAGTACAGTATGCGTTCATACCATACTTGGTTGTACCGCTTATTCCTAAAGCAAGTCCTTCTTCCGAGTCTGCTTGATTGTCCCAGACTTCAGGAGATATTTTAGATTCAACCCACTCGTAAACTTCTACTTCTGTACCAGGAAATATTGTATTCATTGTATTGCTTACATTAAAAATATTTCCTGTGTTACTATAAGGATTAATAAATCTTACAGCATCAGTGTCCCACCATAGTTTACCAACCATTTCTTTGGCTGTAAAATGTGTAGTATCCTTGTTTACCAGTGTTGTTTCTGCGTTGTTATAAGTTGCAGGATCAAATGAAGTTTTAAAAGATAATTCTACTTCTGCCTGGCCTGCAATTTTTCCTTGTAACGGATCAATATAATCTAAATATTCTTCAACAGTTTTAGTGTCTTTGTTATAGATAGTAATACCTTTAATTTTTTCTACATCAACTAACGGTCTTGCATTACGTTTTCTTTCCCACAATTTACTGTTAAGTTTTACTCTGTAATCTAATAAGGCGCCTTGAGCATTATTTGAGTCTCTTTTATACTGAGGTAAACAAACATATATGTGATTGCCTTTTAGCAACATTGTTTTACCAAAATATAAAGTTTTTCTATCTGCAAATTCTAACTTGTCACTATAAACATATCTATTACCTAATAGTTCAAATACAAATACTTCTCCTGTATCAACTAATGTTGATGTAAAGTATGTAGTACCGTTATCGAATACTGTAGTACCTGTATCAAAGTTTGTGTTACTAAACAAGTCGCCGCCTGCTGAGTGTACAACAATTCTATCATTGTCATATTTGACTACTGTACCGAATTTTTCATTAGGTAGTCCTTTTGGTCCTGTTAAGTGTTGTACTTGTGTAAATCTACCATCTACTTGTTCATAAATGAATACTGTACCTTCGTTTGAATATTTTGCAGAATAATTAGGAGCACCTACTGCAATAAACTTACCATCAGTGCTTACTGCTACAGATTCGCCATAATTAATATCTGCTAAGGGCGAATCAATCATTTGATCAAATACGTAATGTCCTAATAATGATTTTCTATAGATTACTAATTTTCTTGTTGCTATTGAACTATCAACTGTATCACCATATTTTACAATCGTTGCTAAAACATCGCCTGTAAAACTTACATCAAACTGTGTTCCAAACTCGTATAAATTTTCTGTTTCAATTGCACTATCTGTTCCTGTAATGAATCCGGTATTATTTGGCAAAAATCCATTAAGGTCAACACCTGTTAAAATTTGTTCCCAATCATTTACATTAAAAGTGCCTGCAATCAGATTTGTTTTTGCTTGATATACTTGATTGTTTATTTTAACATATTCACCTTCAAAATATGATACATTTACTTGAAAGTCGCCTCTGTAATTATCATCAGCACCAAGTTTCCAACCTCCACTTGCTGTCCAATTTAAAATATTAATTCTTCCAGGTTGATCAAAAGTGCCATTTCCTTTACTTAATATATAAGCAGAGTATGTATTGTTTGTATGGCTTACTATTTTTATTTCACTTCCAAGATATCTATCTGCTTCGACATCTGGTGTTACATATATGTTTTCTAATGTATAAAAATTACTTGCGTTTCTCTGATAAACTGCATAAGCACCTTGACGTTGTAATCCGCTTGAAGTACCATTGGTATCGGCTGGAATATTATAAACACGTTGCCAGTCATTGTTTGTTTTTGCAGGAGGGTTTGCATCTCTTGCGATTCCATCCAATAGAATTGATTTGTAAACCCAATATTCAAAACCTTGTAATGTACGACTTGTACCTCTCGGAAGATTAACTCCCCTGTCAACAACTACAATAAATCCTGCTGTAGTTGATTGTAAGTTTACAGTATCAGTTGTACCTATAAGACGAAGTACTCCTTGTCCTTGTGATCCCCCAACAATACTTGCACTTGAAATTGCTCCATTGATGTTCCCCAACTTCCATGTGCCTGTAACATTTTTTACCCACACTCGTAAATCATTAAAAGTTTTTTCAACATATGTTACTTCTGCTGTTGCAAGTGTATCATTGTCTTGAATTGTATCTCCAACTATCGGAACAAACGGATTACCATAATTAGGATTGTAATCCGGATCTCCTGGTGTCGGTGATCCTCTGTCGTCAAAGTTTGTAAGATTAATTTCAATCCAGCCGTCCCATAGATCATTAATTGTGTGTTCTGTATTATTCAAATAGTCGTGTGTGATAACACTTGAAATAACGCTTGGGTCCTGTAGTATTCCGTCTGTATTTCTATATTCGTTAAAGAAGAAATTAAAAGTTTCTCCTACTGCTAAATTATTATCCAATGACCTTGGTGCTCTAAATACCCATTTATCTGCAATCTCATCACCGTTGTCGCCGGTATAAGTTAATGTTTCAATATAAGAGGTAATTGTAGGTGATGTTTGCGGATCAGTAATCCTTAAAACATTTTCATAATAGTTTGGTGTTCTACTTACTCCTGCTTGAATTACATCTTGTATTACAAGGTATGGCTTAGTTTCAATTGTTGCTGTTGATTGGAATGTGCCACCAACATCAATTTTCCACCAACCACCCAGTGCTTCATCGTCTTGTTCTACTGCTCTTTCGTATGCACCTATTGAAATATCTCCAACAAATAAATTTCCTGTTGATTCAAAGTCACCGTTTGCATCTTTAATATAAATTAATGTTCTATTATCGCCAGTTGTGTATCTAAATGCAACAACACCAACTGCTGTTGAACTTGAAATAACATCGTTAACACTTGGAATAGCCTGTGTATTATCTACTAATAAGATATCATCGATTTTTTCTGTAATAGTGTGATTACCATCAAAGAATTGTTTATTAAGTGTTGGATCACCATTAAACGGTTGTACGCCGCTTGGATATCTTGTGTTGATATCGTTCCAAAATAATTGCAAAGAATCTCCCGGAGTTGTAGCAACATAGGCAAGTCTTGGCGCTCTAATTAATACATGATCTGTAGTTTCTTCTTGGAATAAGAAGTTGCCTCTTAAGATGTAATAGATATTATCATATTGTTGAGTTTCAGCATCATACGTTCCAATTAAATGTCTTATGTGGGAACTAAAACTTTGAAAATCTAAACTTGGATCTGTAGGCTCTATAATGTTTTTAGCCTTCCAATATTGATTAGTATACTTTACAATTTCGTCTTTCTGATAAACTTGTCCTGAATTAAATTGTCCTTTATATTTTGTTTTGACATTTGAAGCATATGGTAAGCCTACAAAAAGCCATTTTGCATCTGAACTCAATGCTGTTGCTCTTCCAAAACTATTTTCTCCATCTAAGAAGTTTATAGGACAATCAATTGTCTGGGCTAATACCAGTCTGATATTTTCTCCTGGTCTAAAGTGTACATCAACTCTACCGTTTACTGTTGATGATGGTGAACCTACTGCTACAGTCGTATTATTTGCATTAGAACTAATACTTGTTCCAAATGCTCTTTGGTCTGTACCCAACAATCCTTCTACTGTACTGTTGTAGATTGTTTGTTCTAATCTATGTGCATTAGTATTTTCTACAACCGTCCATCTATTATTTTCATCGTAATCAACCCAAACACGTTCCTGAGTTGAATAGTTATCTCTTGTAATTTTTTCGTTAACATCTGTAAGTGTTTGTACGCGAGAACTTACAAGTTTTAAAATAAATCCGTCTACTTCTGTAGCATCTTCAACTTCGCCAGTAGTTTCTGCATAGATAACATTTAAACTTACTCTTAATACTTTATAAAATCTATTTTGTTTTTCGCCTACACCTAATATACCAATAATGTCATCTTTATCAACTGTTGGTGCTTTACGTGTTTTAATTTCAATTGATTTAGAACTGTCACTATTAACAATATCTGTGACCTTCATTTCTGTTTCAGTTTGGCGTAATACGTCCCAAGTTTGACCTTTTTGTGCAACCCAAATATATTGTCCTATTTCAACTTGATTTAGATCTAAATCAAGAATATCATTGTAGTTTTTTACTTTATAATCAATATCTTCTTCAGCAACATATCCTGCGGTCTTAATATAAGTGTCATTCTCATCAATATACTTTGTTGGAAATGGCTTGTGATCGTAGTTCGATGGTTTACTATAGACATCTACCGGAGTATATCTATAAACCAAATCTGTTGATTGAGGATTGATCGTTTGTACCAACTGGAATGGTTGCGGACTTAATCTAAATTTTGATTCGTCAATTTCGTATTCTACTTCTTCAAACGATTCACTTGCTCCATACTGTCCTACTTTAAATGCCCAATCTTCAAAAAATTCTAAACTTGAATTTTCTGTATTTGAAAGTGCATCAAATAGTTTTTCTAATGAATTTTTTGTACCTTTGTCTTGAATAAACCCTTGATAAAATTTATATTGTGAAACATCATCATTAATAATATTTTCTAAATATGTACGTTTTTGATATCCAATTAAATGTTGTGCAAGTCTTTGTTGTTCACTGTCGAAATTATCAGTATCTAAATCATAAAAGTCTGCAAATTGATTTGCTTTATAATCAAAATTAGGAATTAATCCCGCAGTAGGTTTTTGATTTAAAATATACCACTCATCTTCATTAAAAGTTGTTGTTCCTGTAATTTTTTGTTTTGCACTGTAGTATCTTGTTTTGTAATAAACTACATCTGCAATATCATAATCTGTATTTTGTGTCCAGTCCTTAACATTTACATCGTCAAGAGTAAATCCTGGAATATTTACGCTCCCGTTCCAATCAGTACTACGATATCCAAGTACTCTAACCCTTGCTTGTCTATATCCAGGTGCAGGATTATAAATTGTATCATTAAAGACAGTTTTGTTGTCAAGTAAACAAACATGCTCTTTTTGTACAAGTGGTAATTTAACAAAATAAATTCCGTCTGCTGTATTTTTTAATGTTAATCCAAATTCGTTTTGACTACTTCTAATAGTGTTAGCAAAATCTTCTTGAAGTTTTTGTCCATCTGCTTTAAGCAGGGTGTAGTCGTAGAAGTTATCAAATAAATTATCAACAACTACGTAGTCTCTACTAAATTGTAAATTTATTGCACTTGGAGAAAGTGTTAATAATGCACCTTCATTCCAGTTTTGTGTAGTCCAGAATAAAAATTCTCTTGCACTTAGTTCCCAATTCTCAATTGTTTCTATAGCCTGGTTAAACTTTTCAAAATTAAATCCTTGCGATTCTAAATATTTTCCATACCCGAGCAAAAAGTCTACCACTTCTTGATACGTTCTAAACAATGTACCGTAGTTTAATTTAGATGTATCTTCTTCGAATGTTCTACGTAGTATAGCATCTTTGCCGCCTTCAATTGGTAATTCTACAAGTTTTACAAAGTTATCTGTAGAAAATGTATCAAATGTACCACTAACTTTTACTCTAAAGAAACTATCACCGAATCTAACAATTTGATCTTTTTGGTAACGCTGTCCTGCTTCCCATTCAAGAAATGACTCGCTAACGCCGCCTATATTAATAACAGGATCCTTTGCACGTTCTAAATGTTTATAATAATCAAAGTAAGGTTTAGATTTATCATAACCTCTTACTAAGAAACCTGCCGCACGTTTTTCAATTATAACTCCGCTATAAGTTACTGTGTCAACGGGTGAACTTGTGTTTAAAAATAGTTTATAATTTTCTTCAGGAATAAACACGTTGCCTTTATTGTTAGGTGTACGCGAATCTAATATTAGTCTAAATTTATCTTTTGTACTAAATCCTCCAACCTTAAATCCAAGTTGAATTTTTAAATTTTTTATTTCTTTACTATATTCTTCATTTAATTTAGTTACATCTGCATTGATATAATTAAAGATGTAATTTACTATTCCAGCAGTAGTAATTCTTACAGAACTTTCTGATGTATTAGGAAAGATAAGACTATCTAATTTAATTCTTTTGTTATTTCCTGTGTATACTATTTGACCTGCATTATTACGTTTAATACGAGAACGATCAAATCCTAATCCAATCACTTTAGCAGGCTGATGAATCATCCAAGCAGTTATATATGCAAAGGCATATTCTGATGATCTACGCCATGCTGTCTCTGTTGGTGCTTCGTCACCGAATACAAAATTATTATTTGTTTGCGGAACAATTAATCCTTGAGCGTATCCTGATTCATAAGGACTTAGTAACACACCCTGTGAATTTACAGGAATATGTTTTAATAAATCTTTTCGTGCGTAATTAGGGCGGTATCTAACTGGATTTCCTGGTTCACGAACTCTACCTTCTTGCAAGTCTTCCCAAAGAATTAAGTTTTCTTTTGTATAAGGTGCTGGACCATAAACTGTTTCCCACCAGTCTGGTTGGTCAATGTAGCCTAATATTTTCCAAGGTGTAGTATGAGGACTGTCAGTTCCTAAGTACTGCTTGTAAATTGCTCTCCAAAACCCGGGTAATTTTTCATTATACGGATCTACCATAAAACTGTAATTCCAAGTAAATGAATTATCTCTATCATAAAAACTTGTATCTGTATAATCAGGATCACCTGCAATAGATAACCATTCTGCAAAATCAGTTATGATTATGTCGTCTAAGTCTTTATTTGTAAATCCAGTATCGCGTGACTTATGCCCTACAAAACTATCTACATCAAAAATATCTTTGTCATATGTGACTTTTATATTATTGTAAATTCTTTTTTCTAATTCCAGTATTAAATCATCCCTGTAATCGCCATATGCTTTAATAATACTTCCATCATGTCCTTTAATAACTTGTTGCGGAGTTTGATATGTGTTATCAGTATATTTTACAGGAATATGTAGTGGCCATAAACCTAATTTTGTAGGAGTTGGCGGAATATACGATGCATCTGTTGACTCGTATTCGTAAATATCAATTATATCGTTAACTGTTAAAGTAATTTTATCAGTTATTTGAATAAAACCTTCGGTGGTAAAAATATAATCTCTGTTATGTATCAATTGCTGATCATTTAGATAAACATAAACTGCTTTTGCAGAAACTGTTTTTAAATCAAATGGCTCAGTAAGACTATAAAATTTATTTCCTATATCAACAACTGTAAATGAACGTTTGTTACTTGCTCCATTACCAATCATATCTGTCCAATAGAACGCTGTTTGCTTAGATTTTTCTGACTTCCATTTTTGTAAGGTTTTATCAACAAGATATCTTGCTTCGCCATCAATGCCTAAATCTGTTGCTATCGAAATAAATGCTCTTTTAAACTTAGCATATTCTTTTCTTGCAAAGCGTAATGCTTTTACTGAATTATATTTCTTGTTGGTAATATGATATGATGCAAGAGAAATAGGACCACTATGCTGTACAAACTTTGTACCAAATTCTGATAGTTGACCTAAGTTACGTAGATTACTACTACCTGGATATTTTCCTTCAAATCCTGATACATTTTCAATAATAGTAGTTACATGATCAGCAACTTCACCGTATGTAAAATCGTTTATATTTTCATTAAGCGGATTGTGTTCTAAGTTTATAGGAAATGCATAATGACCGTTGTTGTTTTTATCTGCCTCACTTGTACAATGTAAAATTATATTATCATTATTTGCAAGATTACTTGTAAATGTAATGTATGCTATTCCGTTTTCTCTGTTGATTTCCCAATCAGTTCTACGTTCATTGTTAACAAATACCTTAACATCAAGGTTGTTAAGATCGCCGCTTCTATCATAAACATCTACAGCAAAATTATTACGTTGTCCTGAAACAACATATTGTCTAATTACTTTTTGTTTACTATCTGCTATTGCTTTTTTCCAACCACTTACACTCTTATAAGAAGTTAAATCAGTATACTTTCTTAAAGTTGCAATATCGGTTTTTTGTGAAAAATTCACTTGGCCTTGAGTATATGTAAATTCTTCATTTAAAAGATTAAAGTTAAAAACGATATCGCCACTGTTTTCAATGTTTCTATATGTTAGCGGAAAGCCTAAGACGCTGTCGTTTGCTCCCGAACCTTGTTTATAAGAAAATAGTTTATTACCAATAAACGAATTACTTGCATATGTTGAAAAAGAATTATCATCTGCATCATATAAATCAAACAATGGTGCTTGGTTGGCTGTAAGTTTATCTTGTGCTTTTTGCCATTTAGTACCATCATACCAATAAATTTTACCTTGATTTGTTGTACCATTTCGAACAAGAACTGTTTCATTTGTTTGAGGCTCAGTATCTGTTTCTTCTTGCAGAGAAATTTGTCTTGTGCCAAGATGATTAATAAAGTTGACTTTGTAAATTCTACCATTGACTCTGATATCAGGATCTGCTGTAAACAATACACGTTGTCCGTCAATTAAATCTACACCGTCAATATTATAACCTATTGATCCTTCAATAATTGAAAATACATCAATTGTTTTGTCGTCAATTAGATCTACATTAGATTTAAATTTTGATCCATAATTATATAATCTTAATCCTGCATCAAATTCTATAATAGGTCTTTTTGCACGTTGGCTCTGATCAAACTCTGTAGGTGTTCCGTTTGCCTTTGCAACTTTTTCAATAACGTCTCTATGAAACCACCTGTTGTGTCTGGACCATTGATTACCGTCAATCGCCGCACGGTTGATTGTAATATAATCTTGTTCTTTTGGATAATTTAATGCTTGTCCGAATGGTAGTTTATCAAAGTTTTCAGTATCAAAAGGTATAAACAGATTAGAACTATATGCTCCAGTGATTTCTAAATCTGCTTTACTAATAAGTTTAATACTGTCACCAACTCCTTCTACATACCAAGTGCCTTCTCCATATTTTGCAGGAGTAACATCTCCAAGAAATTCAACAAGCATACCATTTGATAAGTCGGTGTCGGTTCTTGTTGTGTAAGTTTTCTTTTGTAGTATTTCTTCTTCTACATTAATTTCAGTATTTTCTAAGATGTTATACATTAATATAGTACCACTTGTATTAACATCATTTTTACTAATGTAAAATAATCTGTCTGGTGCGTTTAACGGCACTGTAAATTTTAGTGTTCCCTTCTCTACAAATACTGTTGCGGATTCAACTCCGTCTGTATATAATGTAGATATGTTATCGCCTTCTGTGAATCCTTCGATACCACCTTCCACAGGTTCTACTATGTATTCACCAGTGTCGTATCCATCGCTGTCAAAAAGTTCTGACTCAAACTTACCAGGAGCCAACACCCCTTCTACTGTTTCAGTAATAATTGCTTGACCAGGGGTAAAGGCTCTGTTTGTTGCGAATGCAATAGGATGTCCCGGACAATCAATTTCAAATATGTAAGTTTGACCTTTGTATAGTTTTAAAGTAGGATTTTGTGTTAAACCTGTTGGCGTAAACTTGTAGGCTACGTTGTCATCATTTTCCTCCAATGATACTTTAAATGTTGAAACTATCTCTTTAGATTGTCCAAAAATAGATAATATTTGGGGACCAGAAGGTAACCAATAGTATTCTCTAAAATTAACAAACTTGTCCCAATCAATATGCGGATTCCATGCATAGTATTCTTGTGCATTAATTTTGCTATGATCTTTGTTTGTATTTCCAAATGAACGTAATTGATTAATATAATCATTATAGTCTTTATAATATGTTACGTTGTCTATATCATCTTTAAGGACCAATGCTGGTTCTAATTGATAATCTTCTCTTGTCTTAGTTACATCGCCGACATAATTATCATCGGCGGCATACGCTTTAGCATCTTTTCTGCCGTAATATGCATTAAGTTTTTCAACCACACCTGGTTGAATAAGTTGATCAAGCGTACTTGTTAAAAACTTTTTGTTTGCCGGTGTTCTAAAATAACGAGGTAGATGACTTAGGCTGGTTCTTTTTTCATTTTCACCATCTGGATTAATCGGAAACTCGTTTTGATCATTGTCATAAGCCATTAGTAACTGCTTCCTCCGCCGTTTGATCCGCTTGAACTACTTGATACACTTAATGCACTTGATGTTATGCCTGCATTTGGTGTTGATGCTGTTGTTACTACCGCACCCGATGCTTTTAATCTCGATGCTGTTACACTATCAATAATTTCTATGTCGTCAACTGTTGCACTTGAAATAAAGATTTCATCACTTTCAGTTGTAATTTCGTATAAACTTCCAAAAACTTTTTCCGTTTGTGTTGGCACTAATACTATTGTGTTAATATCTGGTGCTAAACTGTTCATAATAAATGTCGCTAATTCTGTAAAACTAAACTTGTCGCCAAAGTCCCAAAACTCTAAACTAAAGAATGCATTAATTGCTGTAACAATACGCAATTTAATATCATTATCATTTGTTACTTGTTCATTATTTTTTACAACCTTAAAGATTGCTTGTAAGTCTGGATCTGCTTTTTGTCCAAATAGAATTTTATATTTTACTGGATGATAAATTACTTCATCACTGATTGATTTTATTTTATTAATACTTGCACCAAAGTTCTGAAATAATTGGTCTGAACTTGGTGGTAATGGTTTATTCTCAGTTGCACCTGACAAGTATTCCCTAAAACTTCTATCATATGTAGATGTTAACAAATATGTATCAATTATATTTGTACTACTTGGATCTAATCTATTATTTTCGTCTGCACTGTGTACGTATTGAAATTTAATTTTATCTCTTCCTTTATATGCTTTATAATTTGTAATCAAAGAAAGCATTCCAGTAGTTTTATTGTATTGTTTAAAAATATTAGGATTAGTAAAGTAAAAAATTGTGCCGTCATCAAATGTAGATAATGCTCCTGTAGATGCTTCGAATTCAAATACTTTAATATTTTCTACTTGCGGATCAACGTAATTAAAGTTAGTTGATTGGTTGTTTGTTATTTCTTCTTTTACAAAAACCCATTTTGTCAAAGGATCAGTATCTGGTTCTACAAAGTTTAAGAAAGAGTCGGGATTATCAATCACTCCGTCGCTATCACTATCAAAGAAACTTACTTCAACTTTTTTACTGTTTACATATCCCTCTTCATCTCTATATTCTTTTGTAATTTGCCAAGGGTAATCAATAGTAAATGCATCAGTTGATCCTGGCTGTCTATTAATAGATAGTAAATTAATTTTATCTGTTATAATTTTGCCTGTTCTACTATCATAAATTTGATCTGTTTCATCAAAATAAAATCTAACTTCTTTGTCACTTTCAAAAATATACCTTACACCTCTATATGTAATTGTATATTTTTCTCCATCAGTTTCAAATAACAATAACCAACTCGAGTCTAAATTTTGATTAGAACTGTCTCCTGATCTTCCTGTGTTAAACGCATTACCGATACTTAAATTGCTATTAAGAATAAGTCTCCATTCTCTATCAACAAGACTATAACGTAATCCAAATGTTTTAAAAGCAAAAATTTGATCAATCATTTGTGATATTACATCCGATGTTAATGACGTTGCAAACTTAGGTTTGATTTCGTTTAACCTTGCACCGGTCGGAATAACATCATTAAAGACTATAGGTCCTTGACCATCTTCATAATTTTCTGTTCCGTCGCCGTTTACTTGAACAACTTTTGTCCAAAGGAATTTTGTTGCACCTGGATGATCTGCTTCACCAGTCATTAGTTTATTAAGATCGTTAGTCATAAAATGTTGACCTGCTGGGGCAATAAATTTAACCAGTGCTCCGGGTTCCAAATATCTTAAAGCACTACCAGTAAATGTTCCTGTTGTTAATGTAATATCAAGTGCATCTTTAAGGAAACCACTCGAATTATTAGTTTGTCTTGCTATCTGTGTCCAAGTTGCGTCTAAGTCATTTGTAGATGTTTTTGGAAATTCACTAAGATAAAAATTTCTAAGTAAAATATTTCTTAATATAGGTTGTACAACGTTTTCTACACGACCTTCAACATCGGTTCTTGTAACAAAACTAAAGTTAACTTTTTTATCAAACACTTCTCTATAAAGTGCACCGTCATCACCATAAATGTTAGTACTTGAATATTTTCCAGTTGAATCAATTAGATCAAAGTATCTGCTAATACCACTTGATGTTCTGTTAATACTTTTACTTTTAATAATTTCTTGACTAACAGTTCTTGGTGCTACTTGGTAATCTTCACCGGTAATCATTCTATTCTGTGTATAGAATGTTGAAGGAGCATTTTCTTTTATGCTTTGACTTGTTTCTGTACTACTTGCATTATCAACTGTGTATCTTAAAGAAGCAACAATCGTAATATTTTCGTTAGTACCAGATCTGCTTCTATATGGAACACTGATTGTGATGTTTGTTAATTCTTCAGGTTGGATAGCATAATTTCTACCTATAGATTTTCTATAGTAAACTCTAAATTTACCTTTAGGTAAATTACCAAATGTACCATCAGCAAAAAGTAAACTTATTCTGTCTTCAATTCTTGTTAATACTGTATAGATATCTCTTTGGTCTTTACTAAGACTATTGTAAATTACATTATTGCCTTCCACGGCATCTACTTTAGTCCATTGACTTGATTCATTACCATTTGAGTCAAGTTTGTATAACCAAACATCTGAGTTGTTAATATTAGTTGCATCAATTGCAACAGTTTGATTTGTTGTTGGACTATCTACAGTAAATACTCCATTGTCTAAAACACCTTGTCTAAAATGTAGAAAGTATCCTGTGTTACTACTTCCAGCACCTTTGCCGTCTTCTCTATATAAAAATGCTAAACTGTTTCCAGGTAAAGGTGTTTCTTCGAAAATTTTGTCTTTAGTAATACTGGCACTTGTTACTTCAAACACCATATTCTTTTCGCCTACGTTTTTATTAAAACTATAAATTGGTAAGTTTGTGTTTGTTGCATTATAACGATACTGCTCAGTAGTAATACCGTTGATTGTTTCTTTTTTAATAGGTCGACCAATAATAGAATTTTCTGGTAATGCAGAATTAAGCACTTTTCTAAATTGTTCTGACCAATCAGGGTTAGAAGGATCATTCCAAATAATAGTTTGGTTAGAAAGATTTACTCCGTTACTGTCAACAATTTCTTCCGAAGTCTGCACACTTTCAAACTTTAATAACCCGTTAGCACATTGATTACGTTTTGGATTATAAGAAAGTAAACGTGCTAACCGTAGTACGCTTTCCCTACGCTCTGCTAATTCTAAATAATTTTCACGTGCATTTAAATCTACTCTAAATGCTAAATTCTGTCCAAGGTAAGCAATCAAGTCAATCAAAGCAAGATATTCACTTGATTCAATATAATCGTTAAAGTCTTCTGGATAGTTTTGACGCAGATAGTTGATCATTGTACGGCGTAGACTATCAAAGTCATACGACTTAAAGTCTGCGTTTTTAAATGTTTGATATACTCTCTTCCAGTCTTCTGCAAGTAGTAATCTATTCTGTCTATCTGTTGTTGACATTCCTATTCCTTGTTATAAAGTATTTATTTGTTTGAGATAACCGAGTACTTAAATCTCTAATCTAAGAAGCCATTTCTTTGATCAAACTGTAATTTCATGTTTTCAGAGATATTATATGGTAGATATTGTAGTTCACACTCTATTTGAATACCACTTTCATACTGATCAACAATCACTCTTGCGGCATTAATTCTTGGATCTGCATTTATAATTGTTGTTACATTGTCTGCTATTGCTTCTTTTAAATTTTCAGTCAAAGGTTCAAACAAAACGTCCCAAATAATTGTTCCAAATTCTGGATTTTCTAATTTTTCTCCTTGCCTAATATGAAAGTGATTTAGTAGATCTTGCTTGATAAGACCTATATCATATAGTGTGTATGATAAGTTATTAGGATTTACTGTGCTTAAACCTCTATAAGTTTGCTGTTTTACAACAGGTTGCTGTCTAAGGTTTTCTTTAACACGTACATTTTTAATTGTATCTTTTTCTAAACTACTCATATGTGTATTTATGTGCTGTTAAGCACCATCTTTCTTAAATGTATCAGGTAATGTATCTATATCCTGTGCTGACGGAATAACAACGTCATTGGTTCTATCAGTCATTGTAGGTGTATACTGTTGTGGATCAACATTTTCATGGTGTGTCCACGGCTCGTGCTGTGGCAAGCGTTTGTGCAAGGACGCGACAGCGGTAGCGGTAGCGCCGGGAACCACGTGAGTGGACAACGGAGTTGTCTGTGCCGCTTCTGGGCCATTCATATGGATCTGTAGTGCTGTCTCAAAATGTCCTAATGCACTGTATATGTTTGATGTTGAGCCACTTGTTATATTTGTTGCTAAACCTGCAAGTGTTTGAATACTTGTTAGAGACTCCATATTAATGCCAAAGTTTGTTTTTAAATTGAAGGTTCTGCCTGCCTGCATGTTGATATCTCTATCAGCAGTTATGTTTAAATCCTGTTCAGTGTGCATACTAATTGAATCTTTTGCATATACATCAATTTTACCATTGGCACTTAGTTCTATCCATGAATTTCCGCTACCGTGATCAATGCGTATTAAATCTTCTGTGTTGTGAAAAAGAATTTGATGTCCTGTGCGTGTTCTGATACGCATAAGTTCATTTGCTGGTAATTGTGGCACTCCTTTTTCATCTTTACCTACATTTGCATATTCTTTCTTTGTAGTACTTGCAGGACCTTTCCTTAAAAATTTGTCATCACCGTCGTCCATAACAAAATGCGTTCCGCCGAGGCGGCCAAATGGAATTTGTGCTCGTGTTTCTTTAGGACCATACGGTGCTTTTACGTAACCAGGACGTTTGTCATATGGGCCGGGTGTGCTTATACCAAACACCATGCTTGGCACTTCACGTCTTGCACTTGCAGAACTTAGTCCTCTTGTACCATCTGCACTCAATCCTGCATTGTGTAACGTGCTCATCCAATCTTCATTGATAGGTTTTTTAAATTTTGTAGGATCGTTGCCTTTGTTATCTTCAAGATTCTTTTTGTTTATTTCACCTACAACTGCTTTTCCTGTTTTACTAATACTTTCTTTACTGCCCGGTGTTTGTCCTGGAGCGTTAACAAATGATGTTGCTACTCTGTCAGGCATTGAAAAATTAACATAGTTATCTTGGATACACCCTAACCAGAATCCCATGTTTTGCTGTCCTTCAATGAACACCACAATTACTCTCGTTCCAATGTCTGGCGGAGTCATCCAAAATCCATATGATTGTTGTGTGTATTTGTAGTCTTTATTTTTGCTTAAACCAGCCGCTGGTGTTTGACCAGTAAACGGTCCGCCGTAGCGTACTTTAACTGTTTGACCGTCAAGTTGTTGTCCTGAACTTGAATTTAGTTTCAGTAGTTCAACTTCAATGCCTCCCATGTAGTTGGGATCAAGGTGTCCAACCACCCTACCAATAAAAGGACCGGGTTGGAGATTTTCTTGCTGGCCTGCTGTGCGAGTTTCATGACTCATCTACTGGACTCCCTCTGTTGCTTTTTGTGCTTGTTCTTGTGCTAATATTTTTTGATTTTGTTGAGCGGCAATTCTATCGTCAGCGGTTGATTGTGTGCCTGGAGGTCCTGCACTAATAGATCCTTTTTGGTTTTCGCTATTAATCTGATTGATGGTGCTTGAATCTAACTTTCTACCATCACCGTCGCCAACAGTTTGACCTGCTTTGTTTTCACTGTCTTGCGAAGTTTGTTTTTTAGGATACTGATTTGATCTACGTATGGCTTCAATTGTTTGTTTAAATTCACCATTGTTAAAACTATTCTTCACTATGCTTACCAAATATAATCCACTGAAGGAATCTACTGCTATAGTTTCATCTGGAAATCCCATCATACCATTTTCTTTGTAGTCTACCGGCGTTCTAAAATTGATAAGAACATCAACTTCGCCCGATTGATAATCAATATTACCATCTGCATCAATATTAATCAACTGTGTATTTTCTGAGTTGTAGTTTCCAAATCCGCTGTCTGAAATGTAATAGGGATCACCCCAAATTTCCATCTCAATTGAAAGTAAGTCTGCATTAGAATTAATAATTGCATCATTGAACCTACGTGCAATCTCAATTCGCATGTCATCTTGATTTACCGCACCTGCGGCTTTAGCGTTGTTTTTAATGTCTGGAGCAGTTTTTCCACTGATAAGTTGCTCGTTGTCAACTTCTGTTTGTTCTAATGTCTGTTGTGGATTTTCTTCTGCATCTTTTCCTTCTTCTACATTTACCTTAGGTAATACTCCTGGACTCATGCTTTTAAAGAATGTGTTGTCTAAGTTAATATTAAAATTAATAATGTCATCATTTTTTCCACTATAGATATAATTGTATTCTTTACACACTTGTTTTCTCAGTGCTTCGATACCATATGGAATTTTATCAGGTGATAAAAATTTTGCCTCGTGTACTTTGTATGGCAATACTCTAAAAACGTATATCCTTGGAGGTTGACCTGTTTTCTTTTCTGTTATAGGATCGGTAATATTAAAAACTTGTGTATCAATTTTGAACCAATTTTTCATACCCGTTCCGTCACTTGGTTCGCTGGTAAGGTTTCTACCATATTCACTTATTATTATAAGTTCTTCGATAATATCTTGAATTCTTGTGCCTTGGCCAAATTTAATTTCTCCCAATCCTGGAGACAGTTGCATTTGTCCTCCGTCTCTTTTCCATACATTCTTTTCTTTGTCCCAAGTAAAATTTGCATCACCAAATGGTTGTTGGGTAGAACCAAGTTGCTCAAGGTTGAACATTTGCGATGTTCCAATAACATTACTATTTGCTTTACCTGTTTGTTTTTCTCTAATTTCTTCACCTAAGGCTGTGGTTGAAATTTTTGCTTTAATTTCATTTAGATATTTTTCTAATTCTGCTTGTTCTGGTGCTTCCCCGCCTTTGATTTTTTTATACAGTTCTTGTAACTCTTCTGCTGTGGCAGTGTTTCTTGTGGACTGTTTACTGCTTACACTTACACTTGGGGCTCCATTGTTTGAAGCAGTTGTTGCTCCTGCGCCGCCGTCACTAATAGTTCCTGATGAATTGCCTTTTGTTGCACGGGTTTTAGGGAACACAATAAAATATTGATCTGCGGTACTAATAGTTTTGTCTATTGCTTTTTGTTGATAGTATTTGTTCATTTCTGCAGATAAACTTTTAGGACTACTCTGTAACAGTTCTTCAATTGTTCTACCTACAAGTGTTACGTCGACCGGAATACCCTGTGTTGCGTCTTTGAGTGCGCCTTCATTATAGGCAACACCTTCGACTACATATGCACTACCGCCATTTGTAACTGATAAATCACTTCCTACAAGTTTAAATGGCAACATCTTAGTTGCTGTGGGTGTTTCAACAGGATTACCGTCTTGGTCCCAACCTATAAAATCAATTGTTAAAAGGAAAGGTGCTTCTACATAGTTTTCATGTCCTGCTTGATATGATGCCATTTGCAAAGTTTGTAAAAACAAACCCATACTGTATGGTTCTTGGATTTCTAATCTAAATCCTGTTGCATTAGTTGTACCTTTTCTTTGGTTAGGTGAAATTAGAGATTCAATCTCTAAATTATTCATAAAAAATTCAATCTTTCTACCACTGGATTCGTATCCTGTTAATACTTTACTATCTCCAAGACCGCCGCCACTTTGTAGTATTGCAATGTTAGGACGTTTAATTCTATAGGTTGCATCAGGATTGTTTATTTCTTCGTTTGTTAACGCATACATTCCTATCCTATAATTGTAACTTGCAAAATTTCTTAATAGATTTGGAATAGGTAGGTTAACTACTCTACCGTCTGCTGTGTAAGCAACCTTTGCCGGATCAACTGTTACCCGTTCTTGAGAAACTGTCTCTTGTTTTTCTGTAGTAGTTGCATTTTTATCTGTTTCGACTGTAGTTTCAATGCTTGACGCATTTGTGTTTACCTTTTCAGGAGTATCTGAAAAGTCTTGCATATTTTCAGTGCCGGTGTTTTCAGATTCTCCGGCGCCTGCGGCATTTAATTCATCTTTATTTTCTGCCACATAGTTGTTTACTATAGATGCATAGTCTATTTCTGTACCTGGAGGACCTAATGGTTTATTAGCCATATTATTCTCCCAACAGTTGTCTTAATTTGCTACCCTTTGATACATAAATTTTTAATCCGGCCCTAAAATCATATATAGGGTCTTTTAATGAATCCATGTTTCGTTGAGCAAATACCCACCATAATTTTGGAGAGCCGTACATGTCATACGCCAACAAGTCTGGACGTTGATGATATTGCGATTCTATTTCATACACAACATCGTCGCCGTCTTCAGGAACAGGTCTAATACTTAAAATACCTAAGTATTGATTGCGTACAAGACGTGTTTTTGACCAGGGTGAATTATTTGACATTAAATAAATCCTTTGTTGTTAGAACCAATATATCCGCCTTTGACAAATGTGTCTAAACTGAATTTTTCTACTTCTGATCTTGAGTAGATAGGTTGTAGTGTTACAGTAACTTGGCTTTCTACTGGAACATAGCCAATTTTGCCTCTATCAGTATCACCTGTAAGTTTTGTAAAGTTACCAAAATTACCGTCTGCTGTTGAAGGAGCATTAAATCCAAAATCAAGATCGACAGCAAGATAGTCAACATCAGTTGGCATATCAAGGGTAAAATTTGTAATTACTACAGGCACATCTTTAAACACATAATCACCATATCCATTTAATTTAACTATAGGAGGTGGTGAACCTTGGTTAGATGTCTGACCGTAAAACATTTTTGTAATACTTCTTAGATAGTGCAACATTGCTATCCAATACTCACCTTCTAATGCATTTTGTACAATAAACTGCCCAGTCAGCGTCATTGCGTCCACACTTGAATTCTGATAAGCAAAGAATGGATAATTACTATGTACTGGTGTAATTGCATTATAACTTGCTTGATGACTCATAATAATTGTAGGCGTATAAGGAAAACACAGTCCGCCTGTAGAAGTAATCAATCGTTGAATGTAAGGACTTTCTGTAAATGCTTTAATAGGAGGTATGCTTAATTTGACTCTCCAATCTTTTGAGTTGGGATCTTGTGCCCAAGACGCACTTGCTATATCAATTTCTGGTGGCTCACCGTCGGTGGGGATAGTTCGAGAGCGAATTGCTTTCATAAACCCTTTTCCGCCTGCCTGTAATACATCAACTGTTTGTTGTGCCAAATCTTTGGCACCGTCAATGATGTCTCCTGTAGTTACAGGTTTTTTAGTTGGGTCAAAATCAAATGTGTCTGCCATAATTGGTAATCCTTACTGTAAGTATTTATTGACTTTATTATCAGAGTATATTATAATAAGAACACTAAATGGAGAAATCACGTGAAAAGAGTAAATTATTTAAACAACAAGGACATATTGTCCGAGATACACAAGTCAAAGAGCAGTTTTTGCAGTTTTGTAGATTCAGACTATCATCAATTTGATATTATTTTACCAAGCATAGACAAAATTAACGTAAGAACAATAGCAGAAGCAAAAAGAAACAAAGCAAAAAGATTAGGAGATGCAGATTATGCCGCAAGAAAATTAGCAGGCGAAAAAGTTAAACAAGCAGAGTGTGCTGTTGACTACAGAAAGATCACAAAAGAGGAACTTATTTTCCGTGTAATGACATTTGATCATATTCCTGAAGAAAAGGGTCGTAAGAAAAATCCTAAAACTATAGCAGATACAAAAATAAAATTAAACTTTCCTCCATTCCAGCATTTTAAATTTAACGAAAACGACGAACTTGTATGTGTAGGCAAAAGTCATTGGGAAGGCGGAATGGAAAACGGTTCTTTTAATCTAAGCGGTGGTAAAGCAACTGAAAAACTTGCTCGCATGTGGATGAAACTTTGTGATCGTTATGCAACAAGAGGAAATGTACGTGGATACACCTACAATGACGAGATGCGAGGTCAAGCAATTCTTCAACTTACACAGATTGGACTACAATTTGATGAAAGCAAATCACAAAACCCATTTGCATACTACACTGCGGCAGTTACAAATTCATTTGTAAGAGTTATTAACATTGAAAAGCGTAATCAAAATATTAGAGACGATATTCTTGAAATGAACGACATGACTCCAAGTTACACACGCCAAAGTCAAGGCGAATGGGAAAGACAAGTAGAAGAACAACGCAAAAAAATGGCAAGTGGCAAATAAGTTCTTGACTTTATTTGACTTTTGCTATACAATAATAAGACAATAAACTGAGGTAATATTTTGTTTAAAAAATGTGCAGTATTTACAGACATACATTTTGGTCTGAAAGGAAACTCTAAAGTCCATAATGATGACTGTGAAGACTTTGTGGATTGGTATATTAAAACAGCCAAAGAAAACGGATGCGAAACAGGAATCTTCATGGGTGACTGGCATCACAATCGTAACAGTTTAAATATTGTTACAATGGACTACTCTATTCGCAGTCTTGAAAAACTTGGAAAGGCATTTGAACAGTTTTTTTACTTTCCAGGTAATCATGATTTGTATTACAAAGATAAAAGAGACGTCCAAAGTGTAGAATTTGCAAAACATATCAACGGTGTTACAGTTGTTGATGAGATTACTACAATAGGCGATAGTACAATGGTACCGTGGCTTGTAGGTGAAGAGTGGAAAAAGATTCCTAAGATCAAAAGCAAATACATGTTTGGACATTTTGAACTTCCAAACTTCTATATGAATGCAATGGTACAGATGCCTGATACTGGCGAATTACAATCTAAACATTTTGTACATCAAGATTATGTGTTTAGTGGCCATTTTCACAAAAGACAAACACAAGGCAACGTAACATACATAGGAAATGCATTTCCACACAACTATGCAGATGCTTGGGACGATAAACGCGGAATGATGATTCTCGAACACGGTGGAGAACCTCAGTATATAGATTGGGACAGTTGTCCAAAATATAGAACTGTGAAATTAAGTCAACTAATTGATGAAAAAGATAAGTTGATGAAAGATAAAATGTATCTACGTGTAACACTTGATATTAATATTAGTTACGAAGAAGCAAGTTTTATCAAGGAAGAATTTCAAAAGCAATTTAGTTGTCGTGAAATTACTTTGATTCCAAGTTTACAAGATGATCAAATTAATACTGATATTGATATCACAAAGTTTGAAAGTGTTGATCAAATTGTAGCAGAAGAGATTAATGCAATCGAAAGTGAAAACTACAACAAACAAACACTACTAAACATTTATAACGAGTTATAAAATATGCTGATTAAAGACCTAACTGTAAAAAACTTTATGAGTGTGGGAAATCAAACCCAGGCTGTAGACTTTAGCAATAGACAATTAACGCTTGTACTTGGTGAAAACCTTGATCAAGGAGGCGATGATAGTGGCTCCCGAAACGGAACTGGTAAGACCACTATCATTAACGCCCTTTCATATGCACTATACGGCCAAGCACTAACAAATATTCGCAGAAATAATCTAATTAATAAAACCAACGGCAAAGGTATGTTGGTTACACTTAACTTCGAAAAAAACGGAACAAAATATCGAGTTGAGCGAGGACGTAGTCCTAACGTTTTAAAGTTTTTTATTAACGAAGAAGAAAAAGAAATCACAGACGAATCACAAGGTGACTCAAGAGAAACTCAAAAAGAAATTGATAGTCTGTTACAGATGAGTCACGAGATGTTTAAGCACTTGGTTGCATTAAACACATACACAGAGCCCTTCTTAAGTTTAAAACCCAACGATCAACGTGCTATTATTGAGCAACTATTAGGTATTACCATACTATCCGAAAAGGCTGAACAACTTAAAATAAAACAAAAAGAAGTGCGTGACGGAATTACCGAAGAAACTGCAAGAATAAATGGGATACAAACTGCAAACGAAAAAGTAAAAGAGACAATTGATAGTTTAAAGGTAAAGTCAAGTGCGTGGAGACAACAGAATGCTAAAGATTGTGAACGCTTACAAAATGGTATTGACGAATTAGAACACTTAGATATCGATGAAGAAATAAGAAATCACGAGTTACTATCTGCTTGGGAAGAAAACGACAAGCACAAGCGTAATTTAGAAAAAGAACGTGCTACACTTGAAAGTGCGTTAAGTCAGACAGACAGACAGATTACTAAAATTGGAAAAGAATTAAATGATCTTAATGATGCAAAGTGTCATGCTTGTGGACAAGAGTTACACGAAGAGAAAAAACAAGAAATAAACAATAAACTTCAAGAAGAGTATGGCGAAACAATGACATACTTAATGGAAATTAATACAAAATTTGAAAAGGTTGCAAATAAATTAAGTGAGTTAGGAGATTTAGATTCTAAGCCAAGTACATTTTATGAAACTGCTAAAGAAGCATACGATCATCGAAGCAATGTTGAAAATTTAAAACAAGCACTTAAGGCTAAAGAAACAGAAAACGATCCATACGTTGATCAAATCGAAGAACTTGAACACACTGCTATACAAGAAGTAAACTGGGATACCGTGAATGACCTTACGCTGATGCAAGAACATCAAGGTTTCTTGTATAAGTTACTTACAAATAAAGATTCCTTTATACGTAAAAAAATTATTGAACAAAACCTTGCATATCTAAACAATAGATTAACATTCTACTTAGACAAAATTGGTTTGCCACACACTGTAGTATTTCAAAATGATTTATCTGTGATGATCACCCAGTTAGGACAGGACCTCGACTTTGATAATTTAAGTAGGGGTGAGCGTAACAGACTAATACTTGGTTTATCATTTGCGTTTAGAGATGTTTGGGAAAGTTTGTATCAAAATATCAACTTACTATTTGTTGACGAATTAATTGACAGTGGAATGGACACCGCGGGTGTTGAGCATAGTTTGGCTATCCTCAAGAAAATGGGTAGAGAACGTAAAAAGAACATTTATTTGATTTCACACAAAGACGAACTGCAAGGTCGTGTACAAAACGTACTTAAGGTTGTAAAAGAAAACGGCTTTACCAGTTATGCAAACGATATTGATATTGTACAATGAGCATAATAGACGACACACACGACAAATTAACCAAAGCATATTTAGAATATTTCAAAGCAAACGAACGTTTTGAAAAAAATGGGGGTCTAAGAACCATGCAGGACGCTCGAAAATGGCTCAGAACTATTCGCACTCTCGCTAAATTACGTGGAGACGAAATTAAAAAGGCATACGATTCCAATAAAGACACCAAGGCAAAGTAGATCTGTGTAAGTATCCATATGCAATGGACTTATCAAGGACAAGAAGTAAAAGAAATCCCAGAAGGCATAGAAGGCTTTGTCTATTTGATTACCAATACAACTAATAATCGCAAGTATGTAGGCAAAAAACTCGCAAAATTTAAAAAAACACGCCCACCTTTAAAAGGCAAGAAAAACAAAAGACGTAGCAAAGTAGAGTCAGACTGGAGAGACTATTGGGGATCTTCAGATCACTTGCTTGAGGACGTACAAAATTTAGGCCCAGAAAATTTTACAAGAGAAATTTTACACTATTGTGAAAGCAGAGGCGTATTAAGTTATCTCGAAGCCAAAGAACAATTCGATAGACGTGTATTAGAAACTGACGAATATTACAACGGCATTATTAATGTACGTGTAGGCAGTTCGAAAGTTTTGAAAGAAGCGTTAAAAAATATAAAATAGGCAAAAATATAGCAACATTGTTTGGTCGAGGAGGCTCGACTCATCTTGAGGATATGTGAAATACCATATTCAGATACTGGTGCGTTGCAAGGATAATGCTAACTTAAGGCATAAAAGATGTATGCTCTGTGAAAAAGATACAACATACGCGGCAAGTGTTTTTGCACTGTTAAGGAACAACTGCCGTCCGTGGATACTGCGAATGCTGAAGTAAGGGGTTGACGATCTACCGCCTCTGTACATACTATATGTAATCTTCTTTAACAGTGTGGTGATGCTAACTCACATGATGTGAAACCACTCAGTTCGTCCGGCAACGGGCGAATTGTGGCTCAACTATCTACATGATGCTAAATTGCTTCGCAATTATTGTTTAAGAAATAAGTGTTTGAGCGATAGCGAAAACAAGATGTGCTTTAGCACATCTACTAAGAATGTTAACTACTTAAATCTTTAAGATAATCATTAGGTCGAAGTTTAACTTCGGTATTAATCTGATTCTTTGTTCCGGTATTATGTTTTGCAACAATTTCACTACCCTGTGTAAAATAAAATCCTAATGATTCTGCTTTTTCCATAAAATCAAGAAAAGCGGACTCTAATTCAACAACTTCTTTTTTATTCATGATTAATCATACAAGTCTGGATCTCTGCCTAAACCTTTTGGTCTCGGAGGGTGTACTTCCAGTACTTCGTATTCCTCGTGGGGGTTAACATTTTTAAAGTTGCTCACAATTTCAAATGCTTCTGCTTCTGTAGAGCATTTGACGATTTCTCGTTTTGCAACCACTATATAAGAGTTAGTACTCATCGTGAATTATTTAATATTAGTTATCTGAAATAAATAGTTATACATAACGAACAAGGATTAATTAGATGAAAATTTCACAAGTTGTAGTTGAATCCAAAAAACAAACCACAAATGAGGCTCCTGTAGGCGGTATTAAGCAGGGTCTTACTAAGTTTGGTGCCAAAGCGGCCGCTAAATTAGGTGCAAAAAACACTGCATTAGGACTTGCAGGCAAAGCAGATACAGGCGACGAAGCAAACAAATTACGTGGTGAATTCCAAAATTACATGGGAACAACAGGTCAAAGCATGGGTAAAATCGATGCATCAGAGTTGACTGCATGGTTGAAATCTAAAAAATATCCAACAAATTCAGTTCCACCACAAGGTGTTCTTAACAAAAAACAATTAGACGATATTCTTTTAAAAACTGTACAGGCTTCTAAAAAAGTAGGTGGCGGTGCCGGCGGTGCAGTAGGTGCCGATGCAAATGCTAAACAAACAACTACAAATACTGGAAAAGTAGATAAATCAACAGCAACAGGTAGTTCAACAGCACAGACTGGTGAAGCACCACCAACACAAAACGGAAGTGCCGGTGGACCTGCTACAGAAGTTCCACCAAACATTCAAGCACAACTTGATTTGCTAAATGCACCTGATAAAAAAAGATTGGCGGCTTTACTGTAATGAAACTATACGAACTTAACACACCAAACAACAGAACTTCACAAATACTAACAGAAGGTTACCAGGACCTTACTGAAACACAAAAGATTTATCTTAACAGATGGGAACGTGAACTTTGGCCATTACTTGAAGAATATACAAAACTTGCAGAAGCAGAATTAACTGCTGACCAAATTCAGGATATCTTTAAAGGTGCAGAAGAACGTGCTATGGCCAGCGGCGACAACAAAACTGTTGCAGGCAAAGTAGGCGCAGGTGTAGCGGCGGCCGCAAAACTTCCTGTAGATATTGCAAAAGCAGTTGACAAAAAAATTAACGAACTTGGTAGACTTGCACAAAACGCTGGACCAGTTAAAAATGCAGATGCTAAGTTTGAAGAACTTAAAAAGAAAATTAGTGCAGAAAATTCGGATTCAAAAATTGTACAAGGCATACAAAAAGTAAGCGACTGGGCAAAAGAAAATCCAGGCAAGGCAAGTATTGCTGTAGGTATCTTAACAACTATTGCGGCGTTTGCGGGCGGTCCTGCAGGTGGTGCCGCGGCAGGTTTGATTCTACGTGCTTCAAAAGATTTATTACAAGGTGAAAAATTATCAACAGCAGTTGGTAAGTCAGTTAAAACAGCGGCATATGGTGCTCTTGCTGGTTTAGCAATCAGAGGCTTAACAGATGCTATGGTTGACAATATCGCAACAGGCAGTGAAGCCGAAGCAAATGCAATGATGGACGGTTTTGAAAAAGCCAACTTTAAAGCGGCTGTAGATAGTGCGGCGGCAGAAGCAGGTCTTGATGCAGGTGTGCTTGATGGTGCTATGAACTATAGCAGTCAAGGAAACATCAACGGTTTCTTTTACAATTACAATTTTACAATGACTGCTGATCAAGTTTCAGAGTATAAAAATTTGTTATCTGCAACGCAGAGTGCAAAAGTTTTCAGTCCAGAATATTATGAAGCGGCAGGTAGGTTACACGGTTTCTTAGCAACAGCACAACAAGCCAACTCAGATTTAACTGCACTTGCACGAACAATAGCAGACATTCCAAAAGACATGCTTACAGGTGATCAGATGGATGCGGCAATCGCTGTGCTTGACAATGCAGATGCGGCAATTGAAAAAGTTATGGATATCGGCGGCGGAGCGGCCGCGGCGGCTCAAGGTGCTCTTGCTACAGTTGATGATAGCAATAAAGAAATGCACAAGGTCAAACCAATTGATCCAAAAGAAAAAGAACAACTGGAATTAAGTTTAAAAGGTGGCGGTGAAGCAAAAGCAGAATCAATTGACTACGAAACTTCTTACAAATATTTGTTAGAACAATATCTTGCAGAAGCAGATCCAGCACAACAAGAATTACCATTAGACAATCCTAATACACTTGGTGCAAAAGCAAAACGTGGTTTAGGAAATATTGCAAGTAAAGTAGGCGGAGCAGTTAAAGATGCGGCAGGCAAAGCAGTCAAAGGTGTTAAACAAGTCGCTAAAGATGTAGGAAACAAAGTAACTGCAAATAAACTAAACAAAAAGTGGAAAGAAATGGGAGAGCCTACAGATGCAGGAACAGTAGCATTTATCCTACAAGATGCAGGCATGACTAACGATGACATTTCAGCACTTGCACAAGAAAAGAAAGTAGATTTGCCAGCACCTACAGCACAAGCAGATAGTACTACAGATACAGATACAGCACAAGCAGATGGCGGCTCTAACGCTGATACAGCGTCAACAAGCGGTGGTCAAGGAGCAAGTGGTAGTGCAGGAGCATCAGCCGGCGAAAGACGTGCTACTAAAGACGAAATTGCCAAGTGGGTAAGAAAAGATGCACCGCTTGTTGATCCTAAAAATCCAGCCGCAGACGGAGCCATTGAAGCAGATAGAGATGGCAGAAACATTGGACTTGTGAGACAGGCCAATGGTGCAGATCATATCTGGGTAGGTCAGTCATGGACAAACATGACTACTGGAAAGCCTGTTAGTGCAGACACACAAGGGTTAGGAAGACCAGATCTTGAAGAACTTGCTAAAGAAATTCAAAAAGCAAATGTTGCTAAACTTGTAAAAGATCAATTAACATCTCCTGGTATACAAGCAGGTACTAAAGACGCTCAGACTGCAAAAGTAACCAAAACAATGACCAGTAAGACTGCAGGGCAACGTGCTGGAACAAAGTTCCAAAACACAAGCAATCAAGGCACTACCGTTCAATAATTAAAAGAACGGCAAGCCTGATTTTTTAGTAGTTTCTAAATTATCGTCAATAACTTTTTTTACAACTTCTCGATCCTCTGGACCAAATTCATACGCTTCTGTAATAGTAACTCCGCCACGCATATACCAAACAATTTTTAACAAGTCGTGTTTAATTTGTTTGGCTTCGTTTTCAAGTTTTTTAGTTTCACGTAAGATTTCGTCAAGAGGCAACTTCGCTATTGACGTGCGAAAAAATTTGATTGATCAAACGCAATAGGCACTTGGAATGTATCCGGTGCACCTGCTTTACGCTCCTCTTCATCAGTTGTAACTGTTAACGGTTTGATGTTAAACTCTGTTTTCATCTTTTCAAGATGATTTTTAAGTCCTTCAAAAATAACTCCGTCTGTTCCTTCAAAAAACTCTCTAATATGATTTATATTAGTAACTGGATCTTCGTTTTGGAACTGTACACTGATAACTTGATCAACAACCATATCTAAGTTATAGTCTGTTAACTTTTTAAAACTTGCATTAAATTTTTCTAATTTTTGTGCTTCATCTAAATTAGATTCATCAATTGTTTTTACTAAACGTTGTTCTTCAAATGCTTTTAAAGCCGCTTTAGTAAACTGTGCATAGTTATTAGGAACTAATTTAAAAGTAAATCCATTGCTTACAAAGGTATCTTCAAACACTCTTGACTGCATTGAATCTAAAAGTTCTACTAAGTTTACTTGATAGTCTCTTTCTAACTCTGGCGTAGTGTTAGGAACCTTAGTAGTAATTGTTAACGATTCCCCATACGTTGCAATTCTAATTGCAACAAGAATTGCATCGAGATCAAGACTTGGTACTGCATAGGCATCTTTAATAGATGGAATACAACTCTTAATCAAACTAACGGTCGATTCACCATTAATTAATGCGTCTGGAGTTTTCAAGACCAATTCGTCTTTTGCGGTCATTGAATATACCGGCACTTCGCCGTTGTCAGGCATATCAATTGAACCTTCAGGCCAATATTGTCCCTTTGACGGCAATCTTAGATAAATTTTAGGTTGTCTAAAATGTTTTGCCAGCGGGTTTTGACCTTGAGGCTGAATTGGTATAGGGCCTCGTGGTATATTATTTTCTGCCATTTTTTTCTCCTGCTAAATAAGTTATAGCACAAGTATTTATAGTGTAGGATAAAGTGAGTATATAATTAATGGCTGTTCAAGTTGACATACCCGGTTTTGGGCTCGTAGAAGCCAAAAACGCGGCTGAAGAAAGCACAATGAAAGAGATCCTCCGTGCCCTACAGGGTAAGGGATCTAAGAGTTCTGGTGGTGCGGGTGGTGCAGGAGGCGGCGGAGGCGCAGGCGGAATGGCAGGCGTAATGCAAAAAGCCACAAAGTCAACAGGCAAATACACAGAAGAAATTAACAACACAAGAACGGCTTTACAAGATTTTGGTGCAGGACTAAGAACAGTCGGCGGACTAATTAAAGGCGCCTTTGGAATGGTAACAACCAGTGCCCAAGGGTTGGCTATGGAACTACTGGACGGCGGCAATCGCATGTCAGACTTCCTTCAACATGTACCTCTTGTAGGTAACTCGCTTGGTGCTCTAACAGGAATGTTAGAAGGACAGGTTGATAATTTTAGAGACTTATCTGAAATTGGTGCAGGGTTTGGAAATAGTATATTAGGAGTAACAAGAGCGGCAACAGATGCAGGAATGGGTGTAGCACAGTTTTCAGAGTTTGTTGGACAAAACTCGCAAAATATGATGTTGTTGGGCGGAACTATCACTGATGGTGCAAAGCAATTTGGACAACTAACAAGACAAATAAGAAACAGTGACAGAGACTTCCAAGGCATGGGTTTTACATTTGAAGCACTCAATGAACACACTGTAGAATACATGGATCAGTTGGCAATGCAAGGTCGACTGTCAGGCATGAGTCAAGCACAACTTAGAAAAGGTTCCGAAGACTACTTGATGCAGATTGATAGACTTGCAAAAGTAACAGGTAAGTCACGTAAAGAAGCAGAACAACTACTAAAAAAACAAGCGGCAGAAGCAAACGTTCAAGTTATGGCAAGTAGATTGTCCGGCGAAGCATTAACTAATTTCCAAGATAGTATTGCGTTTGTTGATTCCGAATTACCTGGATTTAGTAACGCAATTAAAGATATGGCAGACGGTGTTGCACAAACTCCACTTGCACAAAAACTTGCTTCTACAATTCCAGGATTCCAAGCATTACAAGAAGAAATGGCCAGTGGTAGTTTAAGTCAAGAAGAATATATTAAACGTATGGCAGGGTTTGGACCACAAATTGACAAATTTGTTAAAACTATGGATCCTGCTATGGTTCAGCACTTAATGGGTAAAGAAGGCTTTGAAGGCATGATGAGCGGTATGGCAGAATATAATAAAATGTCTACCAAGTACAACGAAGCAGACATTGAAAAAATGAAAGCGGAACAAGCCGAGCGTGACAAAACTACAGCCGCACTTGCAGACTTTGAAACACGAATTGCAGAAGTAAGAGCAAAAATTATGAAAACTCTTATTGATAGCGGAATCCTTGACAAACTTAGTAACTCATTTGGAAACCTATTAGAATGGTTTACAAGCAATGGTGAATCACTAACAGAATCAATGGGAGAAGTTTTAAAAAGCGGTTTAACATACGTTCAAAAATTTGCTGACTTCTTAAAAGATACTTGGAAAGCATCAAATGGCGATTTGGGCACTTTCTTTAGCACAGTGGTTGGCACACTGTTTAATAAGATGATAGAGGCATTAGAACCTGCTAAACAAAAATTTATTGCATACTTAAAAGACTTTTTCTCCGAACACCTTGGAACTATGATTGCTGGTGTACTTGGAGCCATAGGTGGCATTATAGTAACAAAAATTATTACAGGAATGTTAGGAGCAATACTTGGTGCTATTGTAGGACCAATCATTGCGCCGTTCCTTGCAATTGGCGGAGCACTGTTAGCAATCTTTGGATGGGAAACTATCAAAGGTTGGGTTGGTGCGGCTTGGGACGCTATTGTTTGGGTGTTTAAAGGTATTGGAGATATGTTTAGTTGGATTTGGGAAAAAGTTCAAGTACCAATTAAATTTATTTGGAGTATCTACTCTACCATGTTTGGTTGGATTGGTGATACATTTAGTTGGATATACGAAAAAGTAAAAGGCCCAATTACCACAATCTACAATGTTATTAGCGGAATGTTCGGATGGATTGGTGATACAGTGGATTGGATCTGGGGTAAAATCAAAGCACTAAATCCGTTTAGTTGGTTCGGAAGTGATGACGACGAAGACGAGGCAGAAGAAAAAATTGCCCAAGAAAAAGATAGAACAGTAGGATTATCAGCAGAAGAAAAAGCGAAATTGGACGGTTACAGTCCTGACCAAGTAACTGCAATGGCAACAATGCCTGCGGCTCCAGAAGTTAGCGGTGCAGGCTCAGACACAACAATGCCAAATTTTGGAAATGCCAGTACTGGAGGCGAAACTGCAACTGCAAATGTAAATAATAGTGCGATTGCAGAATTATTATATGAACAAAATAAATTACTCAAGTATCAACTTAGTGCTCTTAAAGCATTACAAGGTAATTTGTTAAAAGGAGTAGGATAGTATGAGTTGGAAAAGATATTTTACAAATGTCCCGACTGGCGACAACGACATGGGAAATATGAGTCCATTTAGTGGTCGTGGCGGATCACAACCAGGACCTGCTCGTTCAAACTATTCCTCTTATCTTCCAGATGTCTATGTAGGATCACCAAATCGTGTTGAAAGATATGGGCAATATAATGTAATGGACAACGATAGTGAAGTAAATGCGGCACTTGATATACTTGCTGAATTTTGTTCACAGAAAAACGGATCAAATCACACAAGTTTTAATTTACATTTTAATAAAAAAGGAACCAATTCTGAAGTACAAGTATTAAGCCAATACTTACAGATGTGGAGCAAACTGCAAAAATTCGATACTAAAATGTTTCGTATCTTACGTAATGTATTCAAATATGGAGATGCATTTTTCGTAAGAGATCCTGAAACTAAAAAATGGTTCTATATTGATCCTGCTAAAGTTTCACGTATTATTGTAAACGAAAGCGAAGGTAAAAAACCAGAACAATATATTATCAAAGATATTAATTTTAATTTTAGAGACCAAGTAATTACCGATCCTTACATAACCTCAGGAAATGTTACAGGCGGTGGAGCGTCACAACCTGCAACTGGATATCAGTCAGGCGGCGCACAAGGAATGGTAGGCAATACTGGAACTTCTCAAGCAGGTTCAAGATTTCAAACAGGACAACAAGAAGTTGCAATTGATGCAGAACATGTTGTGCATCTAAGTCTATCAGAAGGATTAGACAACAACTATCCGTTTGGTAATTCATTGCTTGAAAGCATTTTTAAAGTTTACAAACAAAAAGAATTACTTGAAGACGCAATTATTATTTACAGAACACAAAGAGCACCAGAAAGACGTGTGTTTTATATTGATGTAGGTAATATGCCATCACACTTAGCAATGCAATTTGTAGAACGTGTTAAAACAGAAATACATCAAAGACGTATTCCGAGTAGCACAGGTGGTTCTACAAGTGTTATTGATAGTGCATATAATCCATTGTCAACAAATGAGGATTACTTCTTTCCGCAAACAGCAGAAGGACGTGGATCTAAAGTTGAAACATTGCCGGGTGGTACTAACTTAGGCGAAATTGATGACTTAAAATACTTTACTAATAAACTTATTAGAGGTTTACGTATTCCAAGTAGTTACTTGCCAACAGCGGCACAAGATGAAGGACAAAGTCAACACAATGACGGTAGAGTAGGCACAGCATACATTCAAGAACTAAGATTCAACAAATACTGCGAACGCTTACAAAGTCTTGTAACAGAAGAATTTAATCAAGAGTTTAAACGTTACTTGTTAGAAAAGGGTGTAAACATTGATATTAGTATGTTTGATCTTAGATTACAGGAACCTATGAACTTTGCAAGTTATAGACAATCAGAACTTGACAATGTACGTATACCAACATTTACACAGATTCAAGCAATTCCGTTTTTATCAAACCGCTATGCAATGAAACGATTCTTAGGGTTATCTGAAGAAGAAATTGCAGAAAACGAAAGAATGTGGAGAGAAGAAAACGATGAAAACCTACAACCATTACCAACCGACGCCGCAGGTGAAATGCGTGGTGTTGGCATAAGTGGTGCAGGCATAGGCGGAGACTTAGGCGGAATGGAAGATGTTGATCCAGAAGCAGAACCAGCGCCAGTAGATGGTGGAGCGGCGGCGGCACCAGATACTACTACAGCGGCACCTCCAGGTGGCGCAACAGAGACACCTCCAGCATAATAGGATAAATAGTTACATGATACTCAGAGAATTATTTTATTTTGATAAAGAAACACTTGAACCGGTAGAAGACAAGTCTTATGATCCTGTAGACGATGAATCTATTATTAAAGTAGATGACACTCGCAAAACAAGATTAACACTTCGTCAGATTAATAAAGCACGTAGAGCATCTGAATTTCACAAAGAAGAACAACAAAAAGAATTACACTTTGTAAAGCAGATGTACGGTATTGCTTCACAACCTGAAGTTTAACGGAGTATAACAAATGTCTACAGCATTTGTTGTCGGTAACGGAACCAGCAGAAAATCTATTGATTTATCCCCTTTAAAAAACATTGGACCTGTGTATGGTTGCAATGCACTCTATAGAGACTTTGAACCAGACCATCTTGTAGCAGTTGATGCAAAGATGATACTTGAAATTGCTAAAACTGGTTGGCAAAAAACACACAAAGTTTATACAAATCACAACAAGATGTTTGCTGAAATACAAAATCTCAAGATTATGAATCCAAGCAAAGGATGGAGTAGCGGACCTACAGCATTAGATTTAGCAACAGAACACAAACACGAGTTAATCTATATTTTAGGCTTTGATTTTAAAGGCACTACAGGCACAGGACAAGCAGGCGATTTAGTAAATAATCTGTATGCAGGAAGTTTTAATTATAAGCGTCCTACAGATCCTGCTACATATTTTGGTAACTGGGAACGACAAGTTGGCATTATATTGCAAAGAAATAGCAAAACGAGATATATAAGAGTAGTAGAAGAAGGAGATATTTTCGTACCGAAAAGTTTACAAAAATTCTCAAATCTAAAGCACATTACAGTGAATGAATTCAAAAAATCATTCAACTAATCACATTAAGGTTTCAAAATCCCGCATTTTGAGCCTATATTCAGCGTATATTCTTCATTATATGTAAATATTATTGACAGCCTTACCATATTAAACACTTATAGGAGGTACTAAAATGGCAGACCGTAATAAATTCGAGGAAATGCTCGAAAAATTAGTTAACGAAGATCGTAAAGGTGCAGAAGAACTGTTCCACGAGATCGTAGTTGAAAAATCAAGAACAATTTATGAAAATCTACTTGAAGACGACATGGAAGACTTAGACGTTAAAGAAGCATCTAAAGATGATGAAAAAGACGATGAGGATGACAAAGAAGTAGATGAAGCGTCAGATAATGACGACGAAGAAACTAACGAAGCAACTGACGAAGATGAAAAAACTGACGAGTCAAAAGACGAAGAAGTTGACGAAGCATCAAAAGATGAAGAAGTTGCTGAGGAAATTCCAACAGAATTAACACCAGAAGGTGACGACGACATGGGCGGTGATCCAGCAGACGATATGATGGCTGACATCGAAGATGACGCTGAAGGCGAAGACAAGCCAGAAGGCGATGAAGAAATCGAAGATCGTGTTGTAGACCTTGAAGACGCATTAGACGACCTTAAGTCAGAATTTGAAGCAATGATGGCAGACAAAGGTGAAGAAAGCGACGATGGTGAAGAAGACTCAGAAGCACCAATGGACGATATGGACATGGGTGACGAAGAGAAGGAAGACGAGGCATTTGAGCCTGCTTCCGAACTTAGCGTAGATGAAGTACCAGCATTTGAAGGTACTAAGTCACAAGCAGAGCAAATGAGAGAGTATGTTGAAAAAGTTGCTGAGCCAAAAGGCGAAGATAACAAAGCAAAATCTCCAGTTGCTGGCAAAAATGACATGGGTGGAACAACAGCAAATATTGCAAAAGGTTCAGCAGAAGAAAAAGGCGGAACTGGTGCAAGTGCTCCTAAAGAAGAAAACGCAGGGAACGTAAATGTACCAGGCGGAAAGGCTTCTAAGTCAATGTCAAACGCTAAAGGCCACGGCGCAGAGAAAAAAGGCGCAGGCGAAACTGGAGCCGATGCTAAAAGCATTATTGGCTCTTAATTGTTGAGGAATAATAAGTGATTAACTTACGAGAGAACTTGACATTCGACCAGGCACAAATGGTCATTGAATCTACTGAAGATGGCAAAGACCTTCATTTAAAAGGTATTTGTATCCAAGGAGGAGTGCGTAACGCCAACCAGCGTGTGTACCCTGTTAGTGAAATCAGTAGGGCTGTCAACACTCTCAACGATCAAATAACCGGTGGATATTCAGTTCTTGGAGAAGTGGATCACCCAGAAGGACTCAACATAAACCTTGACCGCGTGTCCCACATGATTAAAGAAATGTGGATGGATGGACCGAATGGTTATGGAAAGATGAAGATATTACCTACACCGATGGGACAACTTGTTAAAACAATGCTGGAAAGCGGAGTTAAACTTGGTGTCTCATCACGTGGTAGTGGAAACGTAAACGAGGACAACAATGTAAGTGATTTTGAAATCATCACAGTAGATGTTGTGGCTCAGCCATCTGCTCCTGGTGCATATCCAACACCAATTTACGAGCATTTGATGAATACCCGAGGCGGTATGCAGGCATTTAACATGGCCCGCGAAGTTCAAGGCGACACAAAGGCACAAAAATATTTAAAAGAATCACTTGTAAATATTATACAAGGGTTGAAATAAGGAGAACAAGATGTTGGAAGCACTGAAATCACTTTTTGAAAACAATGCTATTTCGGAAGAAATTAAAGCCGACATTGAAGAAGCGTGGAACGCCAAGGTTAACGAAAACCGTATGCAGGCTACAGCAGAACTTCGCGAAGAATTTGCCAAAAAGTATGAACACGATAAATCAACTATGGTTGAAGCCGTGGAAAAAATGCTTGAAGACAGATTAGGCGCAGAGATTGCAGAATTTGCAGATGACCGTTCTAAACTTGCCGAAGCAAGAGCAAAGTACCATGTAGCAATGCGTGAAAACGCAGACCTAATGAAAAACTTTGTTGTACAGCAGTTAGGCAAGGAAGTTTCTGAACTACACGAAGACCAAAAAGCAATGTCAAATAAATTTGGCAAACTTGAGGAATTTGTTGTAGAGGCTTTAGCAAAAGAAATTGCAGAGTTTCATGAAGATAAAAAAGATCTTGCAGAAACTAAGGTTCGACTTATTCGCGAAGCGAAGAAACATTTTGATACTGTTAAAGAGTCTTTCATTAAGAAAGGCGCAAAAGTTGTTGAAAATACTGTTGCAAAAACTCTTACAAAAGAGATTACATCTCTTAAAGAAGATATTGATGCGGCACGTAAAAATGACTTTGGACGTAAATTATTTGAAACGTTTGCAGATGAATACCAGTCTTCTTACTTAAACGAGAAGAGTGAAACTGCAAAATTATTAAAAGTAGTTGAGTTAAAAGACAAGCAACTTGCAGAATCAAAACAAATCGCTGAAGAAAAAGCGAAATTAGTTGAATCTAAAGATGCACAATTAAGATCTGCATCAGATAATGCAAAAAGAAAAGACATAATTTCTGAACTAACTGCTCCATTGAGCAAAGATCAGAAAGAAATTATGATGGACTTACTGGAGTCTGTACAAACTGACAATATTCAAAAACAGTTTGACAAGTATCTACCTTCTGTAATTGACGGTAATACTCCAGAAAAGAAGAAGGCAACGCTCACTGAGGCAACTGAAGTAACAGGCAACAAAGAAGAATCTAACGTTAGAAATGGCGCAAGTAATTCTGCAACAGATAATGTCGTAGATATTAGAAGACTTGCAGGATTAAAATAAGGAGAAAATAATGTCAGAACTATTAGAAAGTAGATGGCAGGAAACTAAGAGCGCATTACTTGAAGGCCTACAAGGCACGAAGAAATCTGTGATGAATGCTACTTTGGAAAATACTAAAAGGTATTTGGCAGAGACAGCAACAGCAGGTGCTACTTCAGCAGGTAACGTTGCAACTTTAAACAGAGTTATCCTACCAGTAATAAGAAGGGTCATGCCTACAGTGATCGCTAACGAAATCGTTGGTGTTCAACCTATGACAGGACCAGTGGGTCAAATCCACACATTGAGAGTACGTTACTCGGATACATTCGATGACGTAACAGCAGGCGAAGAGGCTCTATCACCGTTTAACATTGGCTTAGGCTATTCAGGTGGTGGATCAACTGATAAAGCAGACGCAACAGCAACACTTGAAGGTACTGCTGGTAAGCGTATGTCGATTCAGATCTTAAAACAAACAGTCGAAGCGAAAACTCGTAAATTGAGTGCTCGTTGGACTTTTGAGTCTGCACAAGACGCACAAGCACAACAAGGTATCGACGTTGAAGCAGAAATTATGGCGGCTTTAGCACAAGAAATTACTGCTGAAATCGATCAAGAAATTCTTGCTTCATTAAGAAACCTTGCTGGTTCTGCTGAAACAGACGTTCAGTATGATCAA